GAATTTAATCCATTCTTCGTCTTGATAATGAGATTTTAATTTTTCAATATAATCTATATCTTTAAATGCATAAATATGATTATCAGGTAATTTATTTCTTATTTCTTTCTCAAATATGATTGGTAGAATAGGACTTTCTAACTTAGAACTTAAATGATTACAAAATTTTTGATATAATAATCCATATGGACTTGTTGGAACAATTGAAATTTTCAAATCAGTATTATGATATGGATTTTTATGTGGATTTTCTTTCCATTTTTTAATGCATCTTCAATATTTAATTCTAAATTTGCAGATGAATTTATATTAGATATATCAATAAAATTTGTTCATGATATATTTTTAAATAAATCATAATACCCTACAAATTTATCTTTATTAATAATAAACCATTTTAATATTAAATTATAAATTCCATATTCACTAGTTGTTATTATTTGTAATTTATTATCATTTAATAAACGACCAGAGATATATAATTATTTTCAACTTTTGCTGTTTTTAACCAATTAATTATAGTATCTTTTTCATTTAAAAGTAATTTATCTGATTTTTTAAACAGATCCTTTTCTTTTTTAATATCTGCTTTACTCATTATATCTATAAATTAAATATATAAAAATATATTAACATTATAGTATAAATGAAAATACAATTTATTATTTTATTTATTTATTTAAATTCATGTATAGCTTTTAATAATAATTTACTACAATTAAATATGAAAACAAATACGGTATTGAATAATTTATCACCTATTCATAATAATAAGTTAAATTATTATTATAAACTAGCGAGACCTAATAGTTTAATTTATGAATTTGCTTTACCAATCACTGGGAGTTATTTAAGTACAAAAAAAATTGCGGTATTATATAATCCAAATGTGATATTAGTTGGTTTATTAAGTGCTATAATTGCAAGTAATTGTATGATAATAAATGATTATTATGATTATTTATTAGGTACTGATAAATTTAAAAAAGATAAAATTTTAAATCAAAAACTTCTTTTACCTAATGAAGTTTTTCATACATCAACTTATATAACATTGTTTTCATATTATTTAATTTCTTTAATTACAAACAATATGTCTAGATTTATATTATCAAATTCTATTATTTTAGGTTATTTATATACACAAATTTTTAAAAACTTCACTTTTGTAAAAAATTTTGTTGTTTCATTAATAATTTCACAATCAATTATTGTAGGGTGTTTAGTTGCAAATGGTGATTTCAAATTAATTATTCCATCTTTAACATATTTATTTAATTTAATTATGTGGCAAGAAATAATATTAGATATTAATGATATAGAAGGTGATAAGGAAAATAATATTCAAACTATACCTGTAAAATATGGTTATAAAACAGCAAATAAAATAGCTTTATGTTTTTTATTATTTGGAACTATATTACCTTATGGATTTTCATTACCATTTATTATGTTACAAATGCCTTTAATAATAATTAATATTCGTGTTATACAAAAAAAAGAAATTTTAACTAAAATAACATTAAAATTAGCTAACTTTATAATGTTACTATCTGGTTTATATATGTGTATATAAATAGTAAGATTATATTATATAATATGAAAATAATTGGTCATCGTGGTTTAGTTTCATTCTCACCAGAAAATAGTTTAATTAGTTTAGAGTATTTTAAACCATTGAAATTAAATTGGATAGAAGTTGATGTAATCATGACTAAAGATGGTAAACCTATTATTTTTCATGATAAAAAATTGGATAGAGTTTCTAATTTTCAAGGTGAAGTTAACAAATTAACTTATAATCAACTTAAAAGTGTTGATATAGGATATAAATATGCTTTAACTTTTACAGGAGAAAGAATACCATTATTAAGCGAATTTATAGAAAAATGTAAAAAATTATCAATAAATATATTTTTAGAATTAAAAAATTATTATAATAATGAATTACATTTTGTTAATAATGTTTTAGAAATTATAAAAGATTGTGATAATATTAAAATAATACCTTGTTCATATTCCAGAAAAATAATAAAATATATAAATGAATTATACCCCAATATACAAAAATCTTTTATTGTTGATGAAATACCAAATGATTGGTACGATTTTGTTAAAACTAATAATTGTTATAGTATAAATGTAGCATATGATAGATTTAATTCGAATAACTTAGATAATATTAAGGAATGTGTTTCTAAAATACCAACATATTGTTTCACAATAAATAATTATGAAGATTATATAGATTTACAAGAAATTGGTGTTGAAGGGATTATAACAGATAATGCAGAATATTTTGCATTATATTAAAACCGTAAAAAATGATTTTTAAAGTAGTTATTTTACAATATAACTACTTAAAAAGTTAATTTATGCTAGTAATATACAAATGAAAAAAGGTCCTTTTCACGATAAAAAATGACAATTTTTACAATAATATAATTCATTAAACTGCTAAAAAAATAGTATCGAAAAAAAACAAAAAAAAAAAACGATTTTTTTTTGAAAAAAAATTTACGTAAAAAGTTTTTCTAATGAGCAGTGAGCAAATGAGGAAAAAACTGATAATGATTTTTCATATAAGATTTTTTTTATATTATTAATATAGTAATGTCTGAAAATTGCTCACTTATAATATATAAATGTAAGTATTGTTTTTATCAAACAAATAAGAAATATAATTTAATAAGACACCAAAATGCAAAACATACATATGATATTATAGAGAATAATAAACTTTCAATAAATGGAGAAAATGTACATCCAAAAGAAGAAAATGTCATCCCAAAAGAAGAAAATGTCATCCCAAAAGAAGAAAATGTCATCCATAACAAAGAAAATGTCGATTCTGGGTTTATTTGTAATAAATGTAATAAAAGTTACAAAACAAAAAAATTTTTATTAATGCATGAATTTAAATGTAATGGTTTAGATGATTTAACATGTCCTAGATGTATGATATCATTTGCTACAAGACAAAGTAAATCAAAACATATTATAAATAATAAGTGTAAACCAAGAAGCATTGTATATGCTAGAAAAATAATGAATAAAAAAGGAAATGGGGACAATATAACAAATATTACAATAAATAATATAAATAATGTAACTAATAATTATATAAGTGTAAATAATTATGGAAATGAACGAATTGATTATTTAAACTATGAAAAAATGTTAGAAATTTTTAAAAAGAAATATGATATACCGACTTTATTAACAAAAGAAATTCATTTTAACAAAGAATTTCCAGAAAATAATAATATTCAATTTAAAAATGAAAATAATGCATTAATTAAAAAAGAAAACGAATTTATTTTAAAAGATTTAAATACACTTGTAAATGAATTAATTAATGAAAAAACTTCACAAATGCAAAAATTTGCAATAGAAAATAAAGAAAATATATGTTTAAAAATGGATACACATTTATATGAAGATATTATTGAATTATTATTGAATTTTATATTATTAAAAGAACCATTTGGTTATTATAAAAATCAAATCAAAAATATTAAAGATATTATTAAAAATAAAATGTAATACTACTTAGAAATACTTAAGTTTGTTTTATTTTTTGAATATATAATAATTACAAATAATATTTATTAATTTATTTTGCATTTTTTATATATGAATACGATATAATCTACAAAATATTCCAAGCATAATAAATAATATAAATATATTTATTTTATCATTTTTAAATATCAGCTCAATTTAAACAATTTATTAAAGAGTTTCTTTCACTAATAGACATTTTTCCAACAAATCTATTAATCCAATAATTGCCTCCTTGATATCTAATTGATAAATTATTATTTTTTTCAACAAATTTTTCAAATTCTATAAATTTTTCTGTTTTATATTCTTGAGTTTTTGTTTTATAATATATATCTAGAATATAAATCAATATTAACCACTCATTATGTCTTCCAACAAATTGATTTAGTTCTAAATTATAATTAATTGCATTGATTGTATAATTATAACTCTTAATGTCATCTAATAGATTTTTTGGTTGTGATATTACAATTTTTTTATAAATTGTTTCAAGTAGACAATCTGGTAGTTGTTCCCAAATGATATTTACCATGATACAATTTATCTAAATTTACACAAAATCATTTTTTAATAATTAATTGAAAAAAACAAAACAAATTATAATCCTTTATTTACATATAATTTAAAGCATTATAACTAATATCTTGTTTAGGAATTTCAACTACTTGATAAGGCGATTCATTTAACATAGGACTTCTAAATGTTATATTATTTGGTATAGCGTAAATATCTCTAACTCTATCGCCAACAATAATATTATCTGTTAAAAATATTTTTACATCATTATTATTATTAGTTGGAGAAATATAAAATTCAGAAAAATGTCTATCTTTTTGTCTTCCAAATAATTTCCAACTATTATTACCTGAATCTCTTTTCGAATCTGTACTTGTTACATAACCTACTAATCTAAAAGTATCATTTACATTATTTGTATTAACATACATACTTCTATTCATAATATTATTAGTTAAATCAGTATGTGTATTATTATCAGATCTATTAAACGGTGGAAATAAATCATCTTTAACAACTCTATAATCTCTCATTATAGTATCTTTTCTAGTTACAGATGGTTTTGGTTTAGTAATATTATCAAATTGTCTCTGTGTCATACATATTTTATCATTATCTTGATTATTTGATTTAAATTTATTATATTCACCTATCATTTCTTGATGTTGTTTTTGTATCAAATTGTCAAAATAATTTAATTTATTATTTATTTCATAATTATTAGTGTTTTTATAATTGTTGATACGATTGTCATAATATTTTTGTTGTTCTTCGTATTTATAATCAATATTTTTATAAGATTGAAAAAAATATAACATAAAAGCAATTAATAAAACTATAATTATAAAAGTAATTGTTAAACATACACATAATTTTTTTTTTGTAACAATCATAACACTTCTATAAAGTAGATATAAATAATTTATTTATAGAATATAATGAACCAATTTTGTAATTCCCATGTTATAACATATTTAACATTTATTTTTTTTACTAATTCTAATATACTATCATAATCATGTATATAATAATATCGTTTAATAACTGTGTTTTTATCTAATTTCCAATCAACTAAATTAGGTCCTTTATTAAAATTTCTATAATCATTTTTGTTTTTTTTATTAGTTGTATTATTAAAATATATTTCTTTTGACCAAAATGATATTAATAATCTACCATTATCATTCAAACATTTTAATAAATTATTAATTGCTAAAATTTGTTCTTCTAATGTTTCTAGATGATGCAACACAGCAATTGCAATAATTTTATCATATTTTTTATCTAAATTCATATTCAATACATCAGAATAATAAACATTTAAATTTTTTGCAATACAAATATTTAATAAATTTGTAGAAATGTCATATCCTTCACAATTATAACCTAAATTATTTGCATAAATCATATTTTTACCATTACCACAACCACAATCAAGTAATTTATCATTATCATTATAATTTGATAAAAATAATTTAACATTGTTCCAAATTCTAACTCGAGATGTATCAAATGATTTATATATTAAATTATATTGATTTGCAATATTTTTATTATGTATATTCATTATAAATTTAGAATAAATATAAATTATATATCATTTTTTTATGATAATATAATATAGACAACTAAAAATGAAAAAAAAATTACCATATATTTTTATATTTGACATTGATAATTGTATTATAGGTAATGTAGAGTATCCAAATAAGGAATTAGAATTTTTAGAATTAATTAAAATGATATGTAAGAAAAAAAATATTGCAAATGTGTGTTCAAAAAAATTAAATTTTGTAAATGTATTAAAAAAAGGGTTATTAAGACCATACTTTGTAAATTTTGTAAAATTTATTAAAAAAAAATATAAAAATGTAGAAATATATGTATATACTAATTCAAGTTATGCATGGACACATGGAGGACTTGTAGAAAATATTGAAAAAGCTTCTAAAATAAAATTTAATAAACCATATTTTACACGAGAAAATTCATATCAATTGGATTATTATCCAAAATCATTATCAAATGTTTTTAAAATTATCATATCAAGATTACAAAATAAATATAAAATGTTAAAAAATAAAAAAGAAATATTAAATGTATTTAATAATAATGTTGTGTTTATAGATAATGTTAAGGATAATTTAAAAGATTATCCTGGAAAACAAATAGTATGTCCAAATTATCAATTTAATAAACCATATGATATTATAAAAAAAATAATGAAAAATAATAAAATTAAAAGTTCTGTAATGAATGATGAAGTTGTTAAAGAATATCATAAAGAAACTTTTAAAAGTCCTTTTAAATTTAAAGATACTACAATTAATGAATATAAAATACAAAAAATTAAATGGGCTTATTATAGTAAAAAAGATAATAATAATAAAAAAGATTATTTTTATAAAAATTTAATAAAAATAATAAAAAAGAATAAAATAAATAATTTTAGTTTTAAAAATATCGAATTAATAAATAATAAAATAAATTTAAAATAGAAATCAATAAATTATATGCTTTGTATAAAATGTAGTATGATTTTTAAAATTATATGATAATTCATAATTATCTGTTCTTCTAAGTTTTAAAATAATTTTGTTTGAATCTGTTCTTTTAAGTTTTAAAACAATTTTGGTTGAACTAACACTATTCAAATATATTATAATAAGCATTAAAATAATGAATAAATAATTCATTATTATTGTAATTATAATTTCATAATTTAAATATCAATTTTTTTTATTGATTCATTAAATTTTTACAAATCCAATCTATTTCATCGATATAATTTGTTGTAGGTTTTTCTAAAATAATAAGTGGATTTGTTTTAATATTTTTTAAGAAGGTTTCTAAATCTTGTTTTTTAATTAAACCAATATCAATAAATTCGTGTCTATCAACATTTGAACCTTTTTTAACTTTACTATTATTTAAATGAATAACAGAAATATATTCTCTAATTGTTTTAATTTTTTTATAATATTCGTTTATATCATAACCACTTGACCATATATGTGCAGTATCTAAACAAATTGTAAAATGTTTTTTTTCATTTAATGTAAATTTATTGTAAAAATTAATAAAATCATCTATATCAGTTAATAATTCAGTACCAGCTCCAGCGGGAGTTTCAAGTATAAGTTTAGTATTATAATTATTTTTTTTAATATAATCAATAATATATTTAATAGAGTCATACATTATATTTGTAGAATCTGAAATAGAATTAGTTGTATATTTACCAACATGTAAAACAACTCCTTCTGCATTTAAAATATTTGCGGCATCTAATTCTTTAGTTAATAAATTAATCCACCATCTATCTTGAATATCAACAGATCTTTTATTAATTTTAGAGTTAGCAAGATTAATAACATAAGAACCATGTACAACTAATTTAAAATTATTATCTTTTAAATATTCTTTAATATTTTTAGATTCTTTTAATATTTTATCTATATTAGGTAATGAAGAGTTCATAGGAGAAGATACAAATATTTGTAATGCATTACCATTATTATTACACATATTTTGTATAGTTTTCATAATAGTAGTATCTTTAGAAATATGAGCACCTATATATTTCATATTGATTATATATAATATAATAATATGAAATATAATCATTTTTTATCAAAAATACAAGTAGTATTAATATAATCTTTGGGCATATATTGATTAATATTATTATTTAAATCAATAAAACATTCTCTTTGCATTCTTTTTGAATATTTAAAAACAGTTCTTACTATTTTATCACTTTCAAATAATGATATTATAATAGTTTGTAAGGGAGCATCACCGTATCTATAATAAAATATATTTCCAGATTTATTAATATGATTAATAGTTTTTTTAACATCATTTCTTTTCCAGAAAGCAGTACTAGTAATAAAAAAATTATTATAATACATTATAGGCATATTAATTTCAATATTATCAGTAATTTCTTTGTTATCATTAATTATTTTATATAAATCTACAAATTTATTATAAAAAGTATTATTTTTATTAATATCAGTTTTAACAAATAATGTATCTATTATATTTTTTTTTTCTGGAAATAACTCCAAAAATAATTCTTTCATACCATAATTACATATACCACAATCAACATGAACAATATTTGACATATATATAGTATCTTTTTCTTTACATAATTTAAATAAATCTTGATTAATTGTCTCTTCTATAATACTATCATCATCTAATCTCATAACATAATCATAATTATCACAATATTTTGTAAAATGATTTAACCAGAAATTACACATTAATCTATATTTAGTATTACGCCAGTAAGGAACAATTTGTGAATTAATTGATTTTTCAAGTTTATCTTTATCAATATAATTAGGTAATTCAAAATCTTCTTTATCAATTATTTTAAAAGTAACTAAATTTTTGTAATCTCCTCTAATACCTCCTAAAATTTCTTGAATATCTCTTTCTTTATAATCACCTTCGTGTAAAATAATAATAGGATATTTATAAATATGATTAAAATTTTTGAATAAAAAATACAAAGAGGTTTTTAGATAAACTTTTCTTTCAATTGTATTTTGTGTTAAAATTAATATAGCAGCATTAATAGTCATTATTAATAATCATAAAAATAAAACTCTTATATATTATACATTATTTTGGCAATTGGCTAACCTATTTTCTAAACTTTGAATAATTGATTTTTTATTATCAAGATCTATTTCAAGTTCTTTTATTTGTGATAAATAATTATCATTAATTTTGTGTTTATTATTAAGTAAATGATTATTAATATTAATAAACGAATTAATATCAGTATTACTTAATTTTGTATTATAATATGTAAAATTATATAATGTCATATCTAGTTTACCATTTTCATTTATTATAATTGGCGTTGACCCTAATTTATATTCATTTAAAATATCAAATGAGAAGTTTTTATGCAAGTTATCAATTAATATAGTAATGCCTTCATTATGTAAATATGATAAGCTAATAATAATATTTTTCTGTAAGATATTTATTGGTATATTTGTCCAGTAAAACTCTTTATCTGCAAAATAAATATTAAGTGCAATATTATTACAATTTTTTTTTGTTAATATTAATGCAATATGACCACCATATGATAATGTATTATCATTTTGTGTAGTATGGTCAACATCTTTTTGTAAAGCCATTTTAAACAAACAATATTTTTCTCCAATATCCATACTATTTATTTTTGTTGTTAAAACAATAGTAAATTTAGCCAAACTTAAAGTATTATTGTTATTTGCAAATTGCATAGAAGAAGGACCAGTTAGTTGAATATCTTTTAACAATGCACCCATGGCATGTTTATTATTAGTAAGTTTTTTAATATTATTACTTATAACAAACCAAAATTTATTATTATCGTGATTACTTGATTTAAAATCATAATTAAAATTGTCGTACCATTTATTTGATGCATTATCAATATTTGTTTCTTTTTCAGTTGAAATTTGCATTAAAATATTTTCTTTTAATGGATAATTATCATATGTAGAACTACTATTTTCATTTTTTAATTCAAATAAAGAATAGCATTCGTTAATTGAAACAGATGCATCATTTGAATCATTAAGTGATAAAGATGCACTTCCTGTATTTTCTTGTTGTTTTTTTTCTATAGCATCTTCGACATCTTCAGCATCTTCGGCATCATATCGCCGTTTGAGATATTCAGCAGCATCATCTCGCCCTTTGAGATATTCAGCATCGGTGATGCGTTTTTTTTTTGGTCGCCATGCCATATCCGTTATATGTACCTTATCCACTTGTTGCTGATCTTCTGGTTTTTCTATCATAATATCTTTAAAAATATCAGGTTTATTTGTACTATCGTTATTATCTGTTATATTTTTATCATAAAAATTTTCATAATTATATGTATAATTATAGTATATTACAAAAAATAATGTTATAAAACTACCTAATAATATTCCAAATATTAATAATGTTTTATTATTCATTATATTACTATTACTCTTCTATATTATAAATAGTTATAAAAAAAAACATATAAAGAATTAGTATTAAAAAAATATAAATGGGGAAAAAAGGCGAAGTAGTTAATAATACCGATGTTGATGATGATAATAGTATTAAGTCAGATGATGATAATGTAATGGATAATTTAAAAGATTTAGTATCAAATTTAAATAAAAAAGATAAAAAAAAGAAATCAAAAAAAAAAGAAGAAGAAGAAATTGTAATTGACGAAGATGATACTGAAGAAGATGATTCTGAAGAAGATAATTCAGAAGAAGATGATACCGGTGAAGAAGATTCTTATGATGACAATGAATATGATTCAGATGACTCTGAAGAGGAAGAAGACGATGCATTATTTAACAATAATATAATGGCATTAGCATCGCTATTTCAAGAATCATTTTATGATAGTGAAGGAGTTTCTGTAGGAGAGTCGTTATCAAAAATAGCAAATTTAATGGAAAAATTTTACAATTTAGAAAAAAAAAAATATCAAAGTAACAAATAAATTATAAATTATAATTTCTTATTTTTATATTAGCATATCAAATAATTATTTATTATATATGTTAATATATAAAACAACATGTTTTTTTGGAACTAAAATTAATAAAAATAATATAATATCTTATGTAACAAAAACCGATTGGAATTCATTTATAAATTTTCATATTAAAAATAAAATCCCATCATTTACAACATCAAAACACATAGGATATTGGAATGGAGAAAAAGAATTAACATATAGTTTATCTGTTTATCATTCTAAAAATGATAATAATGTAATTAAAAATTTAAAAAGTATAAGTAAAAAATATATTGATATTTTTCATCAAGATGAAATAATAATTAATACTGTTAAAACAGAAAACATATATATAATTAATTAATATAAGAATCCCATTTTTTTTTATCTAATTTAATATTATTATTATTATTAATATTAATATTTTTCAAATATAAACCGTATTTTCCTAAATGTAATTCATGATTATCATCAATTTTTTTAGGCAATGATTTTAAAAATTTTATTTCATTGTCATTTAAATCATTAACATTTTTATTTTTCCATGTTAAATAAGATTCTATATTTAAATATCTATTATCGTTTTCGTGATAATAACAATAACCATATTTACTTTTTATAATGCCATCCTTTTTATTATTAATATTTGATTTTGTTGCATTTGTATATTTATCAATAATCGGTTTTATTTTATTATAAAATTCGTTTAAAGTAGTTGTTTTTGTCAATTCACCTATTGATATTTTATCAAGAGCGGATTCCATTTGAGAAGTAAAATCAACATTCAATAAAAATGGTATAATTGTTTCTAAATAATTAATACATTTTATTCCTAATTCAGTTGGAAGTAATAAATCTTTGGATTTACCCGATGTGTTTAATATTTTTTTTTTAACAATAATTTCTTTATCTATTTTTTTTAAATAATCTTTTAAATTAAGTTCAAAATTAGGATTTGAACCTTTTATTACATATTTTTTATAAAATAACTTTTCAATTATTGTAGCATATGTTGAAGGTCGTCCAATACCTTCTTTTTCTAATTTTTTTATCAATGATACTTCATTATATAATGTTTTTGGTTTATTAATATCCGAAATAAATGAAAATTCAATAGGTTTTATATTTTTTAAATTTTCTAAAAAGTCTTCATAATTTTCAATTTCTTTATTAAATATTATTAAATATCCTATATCTGTTAAAAATTTTTTATTTGTTTTAAATTTAAATTCACTTATTTCTTTATCAGTTGAACTAATATCTATCTGTAAATTTGTAAATATTGCTTCTTTCATTTGACATGATATTGTCCTTTTCCATATTAAATTATATAATTTATTATGATATTCAGTAATATCATCTTTATTTTCTAGATTTTTTATATTTGGATTTGTTATTCTTATTGCTTCATGTGCTTCTTGTGCATTTATAATCTTATTTTTAAAATTTCTAAAATAATGATATTGATTACCATATTCCTGATCTATATATTCTTTTAATTTATATTTAAAATCTTTTGATATATTTACAGAATCTGTTCTCATATAAGTAATATATCCTAATTCGTATAATTTTTGTGATAATTCCATTGTTTTTTTTGATGCAAATTTTAATATATTATAAGCATCTTGTTGTAATGTAGTTGTTGTATATGGAGGAGGAGGGTAATCATTTATATTATTTTTTTCATATTTAATATAAAATTTATTAGTTTCTTTTGTTAAATTATTTAAAATATTATTAATTATTTTTTCATCATTAATCTTAATTGATTGACAATATAATAAAATATTATTATTAGATTTGAATTTACCATTTAATTCCCAGAAGTTATTTATTTCATGATTATTTATTTCATTTAATTGATTTATACACAATAATAATGCAACAGTTTGTACTCTACCAACACTTAATGTATTATCATTAAATTTATTCCATAAAATAGGAGATAATTTAAATCCTACAATTCTATCTAAAAATCTTCTTGTTTCTTGAGCATTAACTAAATTCATATCAATATTAGTAGGATTATTTATAGATTCCGTTATTGCATTTTTTGTAATTTCATTAAATTTTATTCTATAAAAATTTTTATTTTTTAATAATTTTGATATATGAAATGCAATTGCTTCACCTTCAATATCTGGATCTGATGCTATATATATAGTATCAATATCTTTTATTAATTTTTTGATATTATTAGTAATATTATTTTTTGTTGTTATATAATTACCTTCCCAAGTTTCCGTATTAATACCTAAATCATTTTTAGGTAAATCACAAAAATGTCCTTGTGAAAAAGTAACAATATATTTATTATCAGAATTAGAATTTAAATATTTTGAAATTGTTTTTGTTTTTGTATAACTTTCAACAATAATCAAATTTTTGGTCATATATTATATTATATTATATTATATTATATTAAATAAATAAATCAATTTTTATATTAAAAAGATAAGAAGTATAAATAAAAAATGATTCTATTAATTGATATTTATTTTTAAAATTAATGATGTTATGGGACAATTTACCAGATGATCTTCAGGATATTATTTATAAAAAAATAGTATATACACAACCAAAAAAATTACAGAATGATTTAATTAGTTATGTAAATACAATAGAAAAAATAGAATATCGCAATCGTATTACAATGGATTATACAGATTTTGATATTCTATGGTTTTTAGTATTATTATATTATAAAAAAGATAATAAAGAGAAAGAAAAACATTTTAATGATATGAAAGATTTTGTATTAAATAATAGAGATTTATGGATAAGATATGATGGTGCAATGTTTTGGATAAGAAAATATGTAAAAAAAATATCAATAGAAGATAGAAAATATTTTATATATAGCATGAATAAAACATAAAAAATTTAACCTTTATTATTTAAAAGTTTATAATTTGCATAATTCATCATTGATTTGTAACCAGTTGTAGTTGGTAATACATGATTTTTATCATTATAAAATTCTGGCAAATTATTATAATTTCTAGATATAAGTGTTTTTAAAGGACAATTATCTTCTAAAGCAAAACTTATAATATTATCATTATTTTCATCACCGATATATATAGTGGGTGGTATTTTATCTTTTCCATTTAAAATACAATAATAACTATTAGGATATTCTAATTTAATATTTATATTTTGTGATTTTATATTAAATTTATTTTTTGTTTTTTCAAAAGCAATATCCGTATTTGGAAAGGGAAGACTTGTTCCACTATAATTTCCTAATATATCAGGTGGATTTGCAGCCATAATATTTATAGTATTATTGTATTTTTTTTTACCAGAAATAACAATTGTTTTTTTGTTAATAGTAATATCAGCAGATATATATTTATTATTTATTTTCATATTCTATATAATATAAAATATTTATAAAAAATAATTAATTAGTATTTTGAAAAGTATTTTTAATTGCAGTTCCTAAACCATTTTCATTAAATAATTTTTTAGTGCATGATACAGAATCACATGTAACATAATATTTTTCAGGCATAATCATAGCATCATTAAGAGGATCTTTACATTTTATACAAGGCATAATATTTTTTTTAGATTTTTCAAATTCTTTTTTCATAATATCATCGGCATTCTTTTGTAAATACATTCTAGATTCATAACTACTTTTAACAATTTTTTTTTCATCCATTGTTTCCATTAATTCGTAATTAACAATACATTTAGGTCTATAATCTGTCATTGAACGACCATCTGACATTCTTAAAGGACATGTATATTCTTTGCCAGACATTATATATATAACTTATCTAATACTAATAAAGAATATTTTTATTTTATAATTCAGCAGCTAATATTCTATCAATTAAAACCCCTTTAATTCCTTCATTTGATAAATTATTAGTTTCGCATATATTTTTTAATTTATCTACATTTAATTTTAATAATTTAGTTTTTGTAAAATTATTAGAATTATCAGATACCAATGATATAGAATCATCTTTTTGATTTTCTTCATTTGTCATTGTATCTACAATATCTGATATATCTACATCAGTAGTTTCTTGATTTAATTTTATATCTTCAGTTTTTTTTGCATTTTCTAATTCTTGTTTTTCTAGTTCTTGTTTTTTAATTAGTTCTTGTTGTTGTTTATATTTTTGCATCTGTTGTATTTGTTGCATTTGTTGCATTTGTTGCATTTGTTGCATTTTTTGTATTTGTTGCATTTGTTGCATTTTTTGCATTTGTTGCATTTGTTGCATTTGTTGCATTTTTTGTATATCAATATCGCTGGATTGCGAAGGTTTTTCAACTGGTTTTTCAACTGGTTTTTCAACTGGTTTTTCAACTGGTTTTTCAACTGGTTTTTCAACTGGTTTTTCAATGGGTTTTTCAATGGGTTTTTCAACTATTTTTTCAACTATTTTTTCAACAGACAATTGAACTGGTAATTCAACTGGTAATTCTGTAGGTAATTGAACAGGTAATTCAATAGGCAATTCAGAAGATATTTCTGGAGATAATTCTTCTAATATTTGAGAAGATTTTTCATTAATAGTTATTTTATCTGTAATATTATCTTTTATTATTTTGATATCAAATGTATCATTATCATTTATCATTCCAGTCATATTTTCTTCTAAATTTATTTCAGTAATATTAGCAAAATTTTCTGTAATTGTAGAAAAAACTTGATTCATAATATCATCAGGATTTTCTTTATTAACATTTTCTTTATTTTCCTTTAATATTTTATTTTCTTTTTTTAATGTATTATATTTTTTTTCTAAATTAGAATTTAAATTGTTTAGTTCAGACAATCTTCTCCAAAAGTAAAGTAATATTAGTATTGTAATTAATGTAAAAAATATAAATATATAGTAATACAAGTTATTCAAATTGAAATTCAACTTAAAGTTAAACATAAAATTATTAATCTAAATAGTTATTGCAAATTATTTTCTTAATATTTTTCGCACTATTGATAACATCTTCGGGAAAATTTTTTTTATCAAGTAATTCAATCGCAATACATTGGTTAGAAGAACCTTTTTTAATTTTATATGGAAATGTAAAAGTATTATCTATATTATGTATTGCATTAACAGATAGGTTTATAAAATTATATGGATATGTATTTTCAAGTGTTGTTAATTTGAAAAAATGTGTAGTTATTAATAAATCAACATTTGTATTTGTTCCAATTTTTTCACAAACAGCATATGCAGTAGATATACCTTCAATAGGAGGTGTTGAATGCATTGGTTCATCCATAAAAAATATACCTGATTTATTTAAATTTTGAATATCTATAGATTTATTAATCATTTTAGCACATAATTCTGCTTCTGCTTCAAAATAAGATTTTGATCCTAATTCATCATTAATTCTCATAAATGAATATATACAATCATATATTTTGATTAATGATTTATTAGAATATGTTAATCCAATAGTTTGTGATAATATAATATTAGATAATAATGATTTGACATAAGTAGTTTTACCAGCAGCATTAGGACCGGTTATAATTATATTTTTATTTAATGATAATGGATTTGAAATTTGCATATCAGATAATAAAGGATTTTTCATATTCCATATTTGTGTAATTTGATTATTATATTGTGGAAATGAATAATTTAAATTAAATTTAGTTTTACTAATTTGATTAATTATATCTAAAGTATATATTGTAATTAATAAATTATCAATAATATCTTTAATATTATTTTTATTTTTCCAAAATTTATAAATATTCGTCATTGTATTAGTTATATTAATAATATTGTAATTAATATCTGATGTTACATAACAACTAATTAAATTATTAACATTACCAATATTATTATTAAAATAATTAATAATTTTATTACTTTCATTTATAAAATTAATAACACCTTGCATTTTTTTATGTAAAACTTTTTTTGTTTTATATAACATATATGAAAATTCAAAATTTTGATATATACTATATAGATAAAGTAAAATGTATAAACAAAAAACAATAAATTTGAAAATGTTATATTTAAAATTACCGGTATTTTGAAAAAATATTGAAAAGAAATTTTTTATTACAGAAAAATAACTATAAACTGAAATATCAAATTTTAAATATTTTTTAACATAATAATATGGTGCAAAAAAGGCTGTTAATGGATAGAATAATGCACTTAATGGTATAAATAAAATTCTATAAATATGATATGAATCTAATAGATATTCGTATTCATTAATCAATTTCCAAAATATTGATGTAGGAAATAATATATTAATAGCATTATCATTATTTATTTCTTCATTTAATTTGTAAATCCATAATATATCATTTTCATATTCTTTTAAAATATCAAATGAATCATCGTCGTAATCTAAAAAATAAGAATTTTGTCTTTTAAGTAATAATTCTTTGTTATTAATTGGATTTTTTATAATATTATTTAATAATATTTTACTACCATCTAAAATAGGAATATTTTCAGACCATTTTAATATATTTGTATCTTTATATATTTCATTTGAAACATCAATATAACTATCTTTATATTCATTATTATATTTATCAAAATAATTGTTAATAAATTTATCTAATATATATTTTTTATTATTATTATCAAAATCTAAAAGTTTTTCTAAATTTTTAATTTCAATATCACTCATTAATAAATAATAATTAAAAAAAAAATAAAGAAATTCTCGCATAAAACAAATTAATTTAAAAGTAATATATATATATATTTATTAAATATTGCTGATATAATAAATTAAATGTAATCCATTTATTTTGTGGTTGTTGATGTATGTGAAAAGCATTAAGTATAATTGCAGGAATTAATTCTTAGGATAAAGCGGTTGAAAGTTGTAATAAAAATAATGTTCATAAAGCATATTGTGAAGACTTAACAAATTTTTCTCCAAAAAAATTTGATGAATTATATAATAGAGAAAATAATTGATATTTTATAAATATATAAAAAATGATTATATATTTATACATAAAATAAATATGAATAAAATAAATATATTATATAATAATGAGATACATATAATTGATAAAGAGCCATATGAAACATTAGAAGAAACATATGAAAGAGGATGGTTTATAATAAAAAATTATCATTATTATCATTATAATGAATTAATATCAAACTCAATCATAAACATAAATTTAAAAAAAGGAATGGAATATTAATTTTTTTTGAAACGAAATGCTATAAAAACTGCTAATATAGTTGTAATAAAATTTATTAAAACAAATACAATAATAAAAGGAATAATGTAATAAAGTAAGTGTATAAGTAATGGTTTAATGATTTCTGTTTTAATATTCGGTTTAGAAATTTCATCTTTAATGTAACTAATTATAAAAGATGATAGATCTTCAACAACATCATCATTTACTATATCTTTTTTTATATTTAAATTACTTTTATATAATTCATTATTTTGCGTCATAATAATTTGAAGGTATATCTTATTAATAAACAGAATAAATTAAAATAATAATGAACGAAAATATATTATTAAAAACACCATATCTTAAAAAAAATACATATATATCGGAATTAGATAAAGAAGTAACATTAAAATTAACTAATATAAATGTAAAAAATATATTAAAATATAGGGATTATTATATAATTCAATTATATTTAAATAATATTGATAATATCAATGATATAACTGGGATAGATCAAAAAATATTGAATATATATAGTAAAAAAAATAAAAAATGGTTTAGTAATGAATTAACTAAAAATGAATTAAATGAATTATTTTCTAAAAGTTACTGTACACATACTTGTACAATAGACATTATATTAAATAACGATACAATAATTATAAAAAATAATAAAATTGTTGATTTAAATAATTATATTATATCTGAACTAAGAAATAATGATATAGAAATTGAAATAGAACAAAAAATACTAGGTATATATATATCAAAAAAATCTATAAAAATTAAATGGATAATAACTAAAATATCTATAGATACAATTATAAATGATATGGAATTAAATAAAGAGGAATTAGAAAATGAATGGATAGATACATTTAATGAAACTGTAGAATTTCTAGAGAATAAAAAGATAGAATATACAAAAAGAATGAATAATATAGAAGTATTTAAAAAAAATAATAGTGAATTATTAAATGAACTAAAAAATATTACTAATAAAAAATCTTGGAATCAAAAAATTAATATATTAAAAAATAATATTAAGAATATTTTATCTATTAATGATAATAGATAGATAAAAAATATTGAGGTATGGCTGCTAATAATACTATTGTTATATCATTTTCAATTGCTTTATTCCTTTTATTGGTATTATTATTACTTGTTACATATAATTCTAAGTGTCAAATGGATAATGTAGAAAAATTTATAGGAGATTCCACTTCTCAATATACTCTAGAAGGTAATGTTGTAGAAAGCATGGCCGCAGATAGAGCTACTAGAAATAGAACTTCAGTAGCACAAAAAGCACAAGAAGTAGATAGCTTTTCTGTAGATGAATCAATTGGTAATAAAGCACCATTTTATAATGATCAAATAGAAGCCGCGGATCCTTTAGGTAATGCATACAATAAACCGGTAGTAAATAAAGTTGTAAAACAAGAAAATGTTCCAAAAAATAATGCTGTAGAAAGTAATAATTCTAATAATGAAAATAATACGGCTTGCTTCCCGCGAGAAAGATTAACATCTGATGATTTATTACCACAAGATGCAAATTCTAAATGGGCTAAAGTTAATCCAATAAGTTCGGGCGAAATAGGTGATAAAAACTTTTTAACCGCGGGATATCATATTGGTATAAATACATCCTTAGGTAGAAATAATAGTTTAGATTTAAGACATGAACCATTGGCACCACAAATACCTGTAAGTCCTTGGGGTATAAGTACTATTGTACCACAACCTAAAACACATGGTCTATATAGTATTGGTTCTGTAGAAAATACTGAATAATTTAAAAATTTTTTTTATTAATTTTATAATATAATTATTTACGCACAATTACTTAAAGATATAGTAATTATATAAACTAAATGACTAAAAACAATTGCCAAGAATTATTATTAAGTTCATTAAATCAATATTATAACAATAATATTGAAAATAAAGAATTATTTAATAATATTATAAATGGAAAAGATAAACTATCTTTGAGATTGATAGATTGGTTTGTTACACATTATGCTAGGAATAATAATATATATTATTGGACAAATAATATAGAAATTTTTGAACAATTGCCTGATAATTTTAATGACAATAATATTAAGAAAGTAAATATATATCTGGATTATAGAGCGCAATTAAAATCATATACTAAATTATATTTTGATACTTTTAGAAGACATCAGCGTATAACATTTTATATAAATGATAATATTTCTATTGAAACAACAATAGGACAATTAAATTTTTTTAGATGGATATTTAATAATAATATATTAGAATATACTATTAATAATTATGATATTATATATAAATCGATGACTGAACAGAATAAAAGTACAAAAAAACAAAAAAAAAATTATAATAAATTTCAAGAGATTGTTAAAACAAAATGTGTTCTTAATTTTGATTAATATTATGTAATACTATTTCTATTTAATATTTCTTTAATACTATCTATTTCTTGTTGTTGTGTTTCTATAATACTTATTAATGTATCATTAATATTAATTATTGGAATACCTTCAGTATTATAGTTTATATTAATATAATTTCCTGAATTTAGGGGAGATATTGAATTACTTGGACCAGTTAAACCTCTTGATCCTCTATCACCTTGTATACCTTGTTCGCCTTGTTCTCCTTTATCTCCCTTATCACCTTTTATACCTTTAGGACCTGTGTCTCCATTTGGTAAATATATATTGGTAGATGATATTTTATTATTTCCAATTCTTCTTAATTCTTCTGTGCCATTTTTATTATAAAAAACAATTTCACCCATATCATCTCCTTTATCTCCTTTTTCTCCTTTTAAATTTGCTGTTGTAAAATTTAATTCGTCTTTTGTTCCTAAAAATGTTATTGAATTAGTTTCAATATTATAATATCCATTTGTATAACCATCTCCTCTTGCACCTCTTACATCTCCTGTTTGAAATTCATAACCATCACTTGAAATAATAGTTATTATTCCTGTATCATTATTATAAATAACATCACTTATACTATCACCACGATCGCCTTTTCCACCGACTTCACCTCTTTCTCCATTATTTCCAGTTTCTCCTTGTAATCCTCTAGGACCAGGAGGACCAACTGTAATATCTAAATCATCTCTCGTTAATATTGCTGTTCCTTGTGTTAAATTTATTTTATCAACTGTTAAAATACCATTTATGTAAAAATCAGAATTTAATTGTAATATATTTGGATAAGAATTATCAAAATTACTTGTTCTATTATTAATTTCATTAACATAATTACTAATATTATTTAAATAAACATTTGTATTTAACATTTCGGAATCAAACCATGATAATTCGTAATTATTATCAATAGTTAGAAAATATGTAGAATTTAAATTAAAATTATCTATTGCGTTTGGTAATATATATGATATATTACTTATTAATTTATCATTATTATAAATTGTAATATTGTTATTATTTTTATTTCTAAATGATATATATTCTGCACTTAAACCATTACTTGTATATATATTATGTTTTATTTCGTTAATATTCTTATTTATAATATCATTTATATCATAAATATTATCATATCCAATAATTAAATTTCTATTTGTATTTGCAATATGTAAATTATTATATGTATAATTTATAGAATCTTTTATAATTTCATTATTTGTCTCGTATATAATATTATTAATATTAAATTTTATATTTGAATTATTTATTAAATTGTTGCCAATATATAAATAATTACTATTTATTGATGTATTCTCAATTTTATTATCGTTACCTATAATAAAAGTGTTTTCTGTGTTTTTTGATAAATTATTATTACCTAATATAAAAGAGTTTTTATTAAAATTATCTATATTATTTTCAATACTATTATAATTACCTATCATATTAATATTATAATTACTTGTATATCCAATATTAGAAGTACCAATTAAAATAGAATTATTGAAATACTTTATATTTGTATTATTATCATTTCCAATAACAATATTATTTTCACCATTTAAAATATTTTTACCAGAATTTTTACCTATTAAAATAGTTTTTGATATATTATCCGCAAATTCTCCAGATTTATTACCAATGAATGTATTATCTAAAGTATTTACAAATGAACTAACTAAAATAACTTTTCCAGAATCTTCTCCAATTATAACGGATTCTTTATTATCTAATGAAATATAATTTGTTAAAGAATCCTCAATACCTTCAAAATTAACTGTATTATAATTACCCGCCATTATTATATAAATTATTATTAATTTTTAAATATTAAACAAGAAAGACTTATAATGATAAATAATGTATTTATAATTGGTAAAATAATATAAATTTTATTTACTTTTTCAATACTATAATATATTTTATTTATAATAATATTGTTTAATAAATGTTCAATATTATCATTTGAATATACTATCGGTAATCCACTATTTTTTACATATTTATTTAGAGAATATAATTTAGTAAGTGAATACATAATTTAATGACTATAAATTTAATTGTTTATATAATTTAGAATAAAAGAAAATTATGAACTTAAGTAATGATATACTACATAATCAAATTATAACCGCCCCTCTTGGAAATGCATATTCTAATATTGTTGATTCGTGTATGAAAAATTTTATGTCAGAACAGTCGTCCTTTGGAAAAAATATGTTAGGAGGATGTCCCGTAAATTTAAAAAAACAGAAAAAAATTGTATTTGAAATATTAAAAATATTGAGTAAAAGTTATTCAAAAAATAAAAAAAAAAATATTCGCGAAGTTATAAATAAAAAAACAAAAAAAAAATCAAAGTGATGGTATTATAGGATAATCTAATTCCATACATATATTTTTCCATATTTGGTCTTGTAAATATAATTTTTCTCTACTTTTTAATAATGGAAAGTATTTCAAATATTCATACAATCCTAAAATTTGAAAAAATTTATATAAAACATAACTATATGATAAAAAGTTTTTTCTATCTTTTGGACAATGTTTTAAAAAAGGAGCTTGAATATCTCTAAACATAATACATAATTTCTCTTCTAATTCTGCTGAAAATTGTGGTGTAGGTATTCCATTTATTCTATTTAATATATAATTAATATGTTCATAATATTTATTTATACGAAGTCTTTTTAATATTTCTCTCATTTTTGCATAAGTAATCGTTTTAGTATCTGTTATTTTTTCCTTTTTTATTTCCGCTAAAATTTTTTCAAATATTTCATCAGGTATATCTGTACTTTCTTTTCCTTGGACTTGATTACACCATTCTCTAAAATGATTTATTCTTTTATAACTAAAGTGTGAGGTATCTTTTGCGTTTTGTTTTAAAATAGGTCTGTTTTGTTCTACTAATAATAGTTCTTGATAACCACAATTACTACATACTAAAATTGCTTCGTGTTGTAAACAGGTTAAATTATTTTCACATATTTTACATAATTCTAGATTTTCTTTATTATTTTTTTTAATGTGTTTTGAATTTGTTAATGATAAATATTCATCAACTAATTGACTTTTATCCGTATTTATATTTTCAGTTTTTTTATTATTTAAAGCATCTAAAACTGTTTTTTTTTTATTATTATTAAATTTTGATTCATTTTCAATCATATTATAATATTCAAATAAAATATGACTTGTATCGTTATAATAATCGACTTCTTTATATTTTTCAAGTTCTTTTAATTTAGTTTTGATATCAATTAATTGTTCTTTCATTTTAATATTTGAACTCCATAATTCTGCATATTCTTTTTCACTATAATTATCTTTTAGATATATTATATTTGAAGATATTGAATTATTATCTATTTTAATTTTTTCAAATGCTTCTGTATAAGAATTATATTCTTCATTTTTTATTTCAAAATCTTTTATAATATTTTGATGCATGGTGTTTAAAGTACAATTATCTATTGTATTATTATTTAGTCTTTTTTTTGATGTTTTATCTTTAAACATATTTAATAATTTACATATTTAGCGATGTTTTTATATGTAAATTTTTTTCTAATCTATTAGTATAAGATATATAATATATGGGCGGCGGTCTTTTACAATTAGTTGCTTATGGTGCTCAAGATGTTTATCTAACTGGTAATCCTCAAATAACATTTTTCAAAGTTGTTTATAGAAGACATACAAATTTTGCTATTGAATCTATTCAACAAACATACAATGGTCAAACAGAATTTGGTAATACTATTAACTGTACTGTATCCCGCAATGGTGATTTAATAAATAGAGTTTATGTTGAAATTGATGTTAAAGGTTTAGGAGCTGCAACTGGTGCTCAACATGCTAAATATGTTAATTATTTAGGTTTAAAATTATTAAAAAATGTTGTTGTTGAAATTGGTGGTCAACAAATAGATAAACATTATTCTGATTGGATGTTCATTTGGAATGAATTATCGCTTCCAATTGGCAAAAGATATGGATACGATAAAATGGTTGGGGCTAATGGTTATGAATTATCTAAAGTTGAAGATACTAAATCAACTAAATTATATATCCCATTAGAATTTTGGTTTTGTAGAAATATTGGATTAGCTTTACCATTAATTGCTTTACAATATCATGAAGTTAAATTTAAAATTGAATTTTCTGAAAGAGATGAAATTGCATTAATGTATGATTCTGATGATACTATTTCCAATTCTGATGATTCAACATCAGATGCTAAAGTTGAATTAACATCAGATGCTAAAGCAAAAATAGGCAGTCAATTATTATGTAATATTTATGTCGATTATATCTTTTTAGATACTGATGAAAGAAGAAAATTTGCTCAATTATCTCATGAATATTTAATTGAACAATTACAATTTACCGGAGAAGAACAATCTAATCAACAACAAATTAGATTGAATTTTAATCATCCTGTTAAAGAATTAGTATGGGTTTCTAAATGGGCGCAAAATTACACTGATTCTAATAATTCACTTGTTAATTGGAATAATTATAGTATTAACGATGAAGTAAATGAACATGGTAAAAATTCATTTGTACAAGGATCTATTAAATTAAATGGAAATGATAGAATTGCTAATAGAGAATCAAGATATTTTGATTTAGTTCAACCATATCAACATCATACTAATATACCAAAAAATGGTGGCATTAATGTATATTCATTTGCATTAAAACCCGAAGAACATCAACCATCCGGAACTCTAAATATGTCTAGAATTGATAGTGCTCATTTACACGTTAAAATAAATGATGCCGAAAAGAAAAAAGGAACTGTGTTAATTTATGCTATAAATTATAATGTATTGAGAATATTATCTGGTATGGGTGGTTTAGCTTATTCTAATTAAATTTATATAAAAATTTTTTACATATTTTTATTATTTATTTTTTTTTCTTATTTATAAGTATAAAAAGAATTTATTATGGGCGGTGGTTTATTGCAATTAGTTGCTTATGGCGCCCAAGATGTGTATTTAACCGGTAATCCTCAAATTACCTTCTTCAAAGTTGTTTACAGAAGACATACTAACTTCGCTTTAGAATCTATACAACAAACTTTCAATGGTTCCGTTGGTTATGGTCAAAGAGTAACTGCTACCATTTCTAGAAATGGTGATTTAATATCTAGAGCTTATTTAGTTATTAAAACAAAGGATACAAAACTTGTACCATATTATGGGTTAAAAGTTATAAAACATGCTGAAGTCGAAATTGGTGGTCAAAGAATAGATAAACATTATGCTGATTGGATGTATATCTGGAATGAATTAAGTATGCCTGTTGCTAAAAAAGAAGGTTATTATAATATGGTTGGTGGCAAAGGTGGTGATAGATTAGTTGATTTATCATTATATGTACCATTAGAATTTTGGTTCTGTAGAAATATTGGTTTAGCTTTACCATTAATTGGTTTACAATATCATGAAGTTAAAATTAATATTCAATTCGAAGAAGGTAATTTGGTAGCAAATAGCTCTACTCCTGCAACTAATTTATCTGCTTCATTATGGGTAGATTATATATATTTAGATACTGATGAAAGAAGAAAATTCGCTCAATCTTCTCATGAATATTTAATTGAACAATTACAATTTACTGGTCGTGAATCTGCTACTAACAAAATCAAATTAAATTTCAATCACCCGGTTAAAGAATTAATATGGGTTGTTCATGATACTGATTTAGTTGCAGAAGATTGGTTTAATTATACAACAACAGTAACATCTGGTTCTACTGTTGTTAGGGGTGCTATAACTGCCAGAAACAGTGCTGAGAGCACACCTGTGTCCGATTTCCCATATTCTACTTATGTTACATCAATGGGTCCAGGAGCACAAACAAATCCTGTAAAACAAGCTAAATTAATATTAAATGGTAATGACAGATTCCATGCTAGAGATGGAAGATATTTCAATATAGTTCAACCTTATCAACATCACGAAAATGTACCAAATAATGCAGGTATCAATGTATATTCTTTTGCATTAAAACCTGAAGAACATCAACCATCCGGAAGTTTAAATATGTCTAGAATAGATACTGCTGTATTAGATTTGCAATATGTAGATGGTTATAAAGCTAAGAATTCGTCTTCTGAAAAACAAGTATCTATATTTGCCGTTAATTATAATGTATTAAGAATATTGTCTGGAATGGGAGGTATAGCTTATTCTAACTAAATTTATTTCAAATTTTTTTTCTCATATTAAATTAGATAATATTAATTATGGGAGGCGGTCTATTACAATTAGTTGCTTATGGTGCACAAGATGTTTATTTAACTGGTAATCCTCAAATTACCTTCTTCAAAGTAGTCTACAGAAGACACACTAACTTCGCTCTAGAATCTATACAACAAACTTTCAATGGTTCCGTTGGTTATGGTCAAAGAGTAACTGCTACCATTTCTAGAAATGGTGATTTAATATCCAGAGCTTATTTAGTTCTAGGCGTTGGTTCTAGTGTTACCACTTTATCTCCTTATTTCGGTTTAAGAGCTATAAAACATGCTGAAGTAGAAATTGGTGGTCAAAGAATAGATAAACATTATTCTGATTGGATGTATATCTGGAATGAATTAAGTATGCCTGTTGGCAAAAAAGAAGGTTATTATGAAATGATTGGTGGTGGGGGTGGTGATTTGAAAGACAAATCATTATATGTACCATTAGAATTCTGGTTCTGTAGAAATATTGGTTTAGCTTTACCTTTAATTGGTTTACAATACCACGAAGTTAAAGTAAATATCCAATTTGAAGAATCTGCCAATGTTGTAAATACTGCAACATCGCCTGTACCAGGTACCTTATCTGCTGCTTTATGGGTAGATTATATCTATTTAGATACTGATGAAAGAAGAAAATTCGCTCAATCTTCTCATGAATATTTAATTGAACAATTACAATTCACTGGTCGTGAATCCGCTTCTAACAAAATCAAATTAAATTTCAATCATCCTGTTAAAGAATTAGTATGGGTTGTACATAAACCATCTAGCACAGCGCTCACTGCTAACAACAATTGGTTTAACTATACTGCCACACCTGATGTAGTGACCGCTACTAACGCTAAAACTTATAGTACTGCTGCTGCTTTGTTAGGTCCATCGGGTATCGCTGAGAATGGTGTAACTCAAGGTAAATTAATATTAAATGGCAATGACCGATTCTATTCTAGAGACGGTAGATATTTCAATTTAGTTCAACCTTACCAACATCACGAAAATGTACCAAATAATGCAGGTATTAATGTATATTCTTTTGCATTAAAACCTGAAGAACATCAACCATCTGGAAGTTTGAATATGTCTCGCATAGATACTGCTGTATTAGACTTACAATATCATGGTTCCACTACCGCTGATAAACAAGTATCTATATTCGCTGTAAATTACAACGTATTAAGAATATTATCTGGTATGGGTGGCATTGCTTACTCCAACTAGATATTTTTTCTGTTTTTTTTTCTATTATTATAGTATAAGATACATATAATATATGGGCGGCGGTTTATTACAATTAGTTGCTTATGGTGCTCAAGATGTTTATCTAACTGGTAATCCACAAATAACATTCTTTAAAGTTGTTTATAGAAGACATACAAACTTCGCTCTAGAATCTATACAACAAACTTTTAATGGTACTGTTGGATATGGCAGTAGAGTAACTAGTACTATTGCTAGAAATGGTGATTTAATATCGAGAGCTTATTTAGTTATAAAATCGTCTGCAAATAATTTATGCCCCTATTTTGGTTTACGGGTCGTAAAGCATGCTGAAGTTGAAATTGGTGGTCAAAAAATGGACAAACATTATTCGGATTGGATGTATATCTGGAATGAATTATCATTGCCAGTATCAAAAAAAGAAGGTTATTTCAAAATGGTTGGTGGTTCAGGAAGCAAAGGTAGTAAAACATTAACAGGTTCACCTGTTCTTAGTGAAACTAATTTTAAATCAGTAACACCTGGCACTTATTATCCATTAGTACTTGGGGGTAGTGGCTTTGGACTACAATTAAAAGTTGTTGTTGGAGATGGAGGCGCCGGCGCTCTTACTACAACAATTGAAGAAAATGGTGCTGGATATACATCTGGAGATACATTTACATTAGACCTTAGTGTTTTTGAAGAGAATTTGATAACTGGTAAAGACAAAATAGAAGATAGTAGTGATAATCCAATTGCTTCTGTAACAATAGACTCCGGTTTGACTTTCGCTTCATTATCAGATGCAAATGCAAATGAATTAGATACATTATATGTACCTTTAGAATTTTGGTTTTGTAGAAATGTTGGTTTAGCTTTACCTTTAATTGCTTTACAATATCATGAAGTTAAAATTAATATTCAATTTGAAGATGCTAAAAAATGTACAAATGGTTTTGGTGATAAATTACCAAGTACTATGGATTTATCTGCTCATTTGTGGGTAGATTATGTATATTTAGATACAGATGAAAGAAGAAAATTTGCACAAACATCACATGAATATTTAATAGAACAATTACAATTTACAGGGTTTGAATCATTAAGTAATAAAGTAAGACTAAATTTCAATCATCCAGTTAAAGAATTAATATGGACTATAACAAGTAATAAAACTGAAAGACCTAACGAAAATTGGTTTAATTATACAAATAATGAAACTGTAGTAAATGTATTAGACCTATATGATTATGATGATATTAAAAATTTATTAGGACCAAATAGTAAAACAGCAAATCCTGTTAATGGTGCAAAATTATTATTAAATGGCAATGATAGATTTACACAAAGAGATGGAATGTATTTCAATATGATACAACCATTCCAACATCATGAAAATATACCAAATAATACAGGTATAAATGTATATTCTTTTGCATTAAAACCGGAAGAACATCAACCATCTGGAACATTAAACATGTCTCGTATTGATACATCTTTCATTTCTCTCGATTATGATTCAGCAAAATATAATAACAATAGTGTTTTTGCAATATATGCAATAAATTATAATGTATTAAGAATATTATCCGGTATGGGTGGTATTGCATATAGTAATTAAATTATTGAAATTCATATAAGACTATTTTTTTTCTCCTATTATAGTATAAAGATATTATATGGCTGGCGGTCTATTACAATTAGTAGCATATGGTGCTCAAGATGTTTATCTAACTGGTAATCCTCAAATTACATTTTTCAAAGTTGTATATAGACGTCATACTAATTTTGCTATAGAATCTATTGAACAAACTTTTAATGGAACTTCTAGTATTGGTTCTAGAGTAAGTGTTTTGGTTACTAGAAATGGGGATTTAATAAATAGAATATATTATAAAGGTAAAATAACAAATAACCATCAAAATAATGCGTGTGCTTTAGTGCCATATTTTGGTTTAAGATTATTAAAAAATATTGAATTAGAAATTGGTGGTCAGCGCATAGATAAACATTATTCTGAATGGATGTATATATGGAATGAATTAAGTATGCCTGTTGGCAAAAAAGATGGTTATGATAAAATGGTTGGTGGCAATAAACGAAATAGTTCAATATTACTACCTAGTGGAGAATCATATACTCTATATGTTCCTTTAGAGTTTTGGTTTTGCAGAAATGTAGGGTTGGCTTTACCATTAATTGCATTACAATATCATGAAGTTAAAATTAATATTGAATATGCTCAATTGAGTGATATGGTTGATGCAACTCCTGGAAATTGGTCTTATGATAATGATACACGAGTGTCACAAGATAATTCACATTCATCTAATTCGTCTAGAACAATTGAATTAGAAGATTCTGAATTATGGGTTGATTATATTTTCTTAGACACAGATGAAAGAAGAAGATTTGCACAATTATCTCATGAATATTTAATTGAACAATTACAATTTACAGGTTCTGAAAGAATAACATCTGGTGTTACACAAGGGGGGCAAACATCTTTAAAAAGTGTTAAATTAAATTTCAATCATCCTTGTAAAGAAATTGTATGGGTCGTAAAACCTGATTCTGTTCCTTCGGGAAATGTAACTTCAGAAACAGTGTATAGAATAGATGCGCACCCAAGTAAACCATATTGGAATAATTATTCTAATAATCAATATAATGAATATAATCATTATGATTCTATTGTGACGGCGAATGAACCAACTGATTATAATTGTGAGAATCCTGTAAAAGCAGTGAAATTACAATTAAATGGAAATGAAAGATTCGGTGAAAGAGAAGGTGAATATTTTTCTGTTGTACAACCATATCAACATCATGAGAATACTCCAGGTGAATATAAAAAAGGTATTAATTTATATTCTTTTGCATTAAAACCAGAAGAACATCAACCATCCGGAACTTTAAATATGTCTAGAATTGATAGTGCTCATTTACAAATTGCAACAGAAAAAACTGGTCTAATAAATATATTTGCAGTTAATTATAATGTTCTTAGAATATTATCTGGAATGGGTGGTTTAGCGTATTCTAATTAAAAAATGATAATTTTATTATTTATTTTTTTAATATTATGTTTAGAACAAACTTAGTACTAATTTTATTTATGTTATTTATAAATTATAACATATATGGTTTTGTAATGATACCGATTATTAAAGAATATAAATTAATTAAAGTTAATCATAATAAAGTAACAAGGATAAATTTATTTAATTTAACTAATAATTTAGAATATAAAGATAACTTGGATAACAAATTTGAAATTATTCAAGAAAAATTCTTATTATTTTTCAAAGTTTTAAGCGATATTTTATTAATATATATCAATGTATTTAATATATTTTATATTTTATACATTATTAAACATATGTAATAATATATAAAATAATAATAATATATATTTATTAATATTATGATATTTATATATTTACTATTATTGATTAACATTTATGATGTATTTAGTTTTAATTATTTGAAATTTAATAATAAATTTAGATCAAAAAAAACTATTTTATTTGAAAATAAATACAATAATATTTATTTAAATAAAAATAATTCACGTGTTTTACAAACATCAACTTATTTAGAATCATTGGAAAAAAAAATAACATTGAAAAATCCAAAAATTGTTACAAATATTTCATTTGATAATATAATGTTATATAATAATTATATTGAAACTATTTATGATAATAAAAATAAATTTTTAATAATTGAATTCAAAAATAATACAAGACATGTTTATTATTATATCAATAATTATTTACATATTGATGAAATAATAAAAAATTCAAATATTTATTATATTAATTTACATGATTATCCTAAATATATAATAAATAGTCCTTTTGGTTTTTTTACATTTGAAAAAAAATAATAATAATTAATAAGAATGATTAAAAATATTAAAATAATATTATTTATATTATTTATGATGATAATATCTGTAATATTAATTATTATTATTAATAAATATACAGAAGAGGAAAAATTTACAGAATTATCAGATACATTAGCAATACCAGAAGTACAAAAAAAAGCTGATTTAATCGATAATGAAGATGCCATAATTGCATCTGATGATAAAACATTAAATGAACAAATAAAATATATTTCTGGTCCAAGAGGTCCTCGTGGTGATAGAGGACCAATTGGACCTCAAGGGGGCGAATGTAAATGTAAAATGCCATTACTAAAATTTATAGATCAAGAAGGTAATATATTAGCAAAATATCCAGAGAATAATTATCCATCACTTGATGAAATAATAGAGGATGACTTAGTAGAATTGACAATACCTGTACCAAGTGGTAATAAGGGCGAAACAGGGAGTCAGGGAGTAATAGGACCAAGTGGTTTTGGTTATCCAAATGATTTATAATATGTATTATATATTATGATAATACCTAAATATCTTCCTGACGATATAGTAGATTATATATATTCTTTAATATTATATGAAAAACCAAAAGTATTATTAGATGATATAAAAAATTATTATTCAACAATACAAAAAATTAAATATTTAGAAAATAATTTAATTATTAATAAATTATTTGAATATAATTTTATAGATTTTACAGTACCAAAACCAATTTCAACATTATATAGAAATAATCATAAAAAAAATACAAAATTATTAATTAATTTGTGTTTTGCAAAAAAAAATCTTAAAGAAAGACATAAAATGTTAGAAAAGATATTTACGACATCTCTTTATAATATATTATTATTAGAGTAATTTAGCTTCTTTCATTACTCTAATTAGTCTAGTTAAACCAATACCACCACCTGATCTTTCAAAAAAATCAAATTCTAAAAATTCTTCTAATTCTTTATCAACTCTTTCTTTTGTAAAATTACTGTATAAAATATTCGCATAACTTCCATCACTAATTTCGTGAAATTGTCTTCTCATTTCTTCTCTATCTGTTGATCTTTGTGCACTACCAATTGTTTCAATACCATTAATAATAACATCGATTTTTTTTGCATATCCGCCGTAGTCATTGTCGTCATCTGCCTGTTTCATATTCCAAAAGGGTGAGCTATAATTTGGGAAATGTTTTAAGAAAAATACAGGTCCATTATCTTTATAGAGTTGTGTTTCGTGTTCGTGTTCTAATTCTCTAACACCATATTTATGAGCAACATCCATATAATCTCCTTCTGGATATTCTTTGTTTTCATAAAATTTACCGAAACCAAGATGATTTAGAAGTTCTACTTCCATTTTTTTCATTGCTTCCATATCACCTTTCATTTCAAATTCGAACATAGGAAAGATTTTGTCATGTCTTCCAGGAACTGGATTTGGTTCATTTCTATAACTTGTACTTACGCAATAAAAACCTTTAGCTTCTGGATTGGATAATAGTTCATATTCTAACCACATTTGACCAGTTTGTGGTAAAGGCCAAACTTGACCGGCATAACTATATGTTGAAATTGTACGAGGATCTTCGCATGCCGCGAGAATACTTAATCTACTTTGGGTATGAACTTCTTCAAAACCTTTCGAATCAAAAAATTCTCTTAGTTTTTTAACGGTATTTGTATAATCGCAATTATTTATAATACCAATTTTACTCGTCATTTTTTTCTTTATATATGACTATTTTTTTCCTTAAGTATTTTTAAAAAAATGAAAATTATATTATTTATATTAAAATATATGAATAATTTCAAACAAGATACATTCTATTTTAATTTATTAAAAACAAATAATATTGATTATAATTTAATAAATTTATTAAATTATAATATTAATGATTGGAATATAAAGAATATTGTAATAAATTTTCAAATGTATATTGTATATTTTATTGTATATCATAATAGATTATTTATAAAACCTATTTATAATTATAATACTGAAATATTTAAAGAAATATTTCATTTTAATTTTCTAAATTGGTTTCGTACTGATAAAATTGTAGAAATTGTCGAGTATGAATAAAATTAAAAATTGATTTTTTATATATGGAATTATATATATATATATAAAATAGAGAAAACTAGAAATATGGAATTTAAAAATGATTCCGAATTAATAAGAATTATTAATAGTATTTTAGAACTCAAAGAAGATAGTTTTAAAATATCTGTTAATAATAACGATTTAAATTGGACTGAATACGAATTTAATAATTTTGTAAACTCGATTTCTAATACCGATTTTGAAGAAATTATTAATAATGAAATATTAGAAGTTGAAGATGAAAATGGTAATATATTAGTTATTACAGATATATCAAATATATTAAAATATTGTAATAGCGATGTTTATAGTAATATTAATAATTATAAATGGATTAGTAAAAATTCATTATATAATAATTTAGAAAAAGATTTATTTGATTATCATATTTATTTTGATATAATTAAAGAAAGTAATATTGAAAAAGAACCTGAAAATTGGAAAATTAATAAAAAAAAATTTAAAATAACTAAAAAATTTTCATATTTAGATAAAAAAAATAATATTGAATATTCCGCTATACTTGAAAGAAGTGAAAATGAATATTTTACAAACTTAAAAGAGTCTAATATTTTTAAAAAAAAACAGGATTATAAATTCGAAATAACAATTACTAATGATAGTAAAGAATATATTATTCAATCTTTACTTAATTTATTACATTATATTACTCAATATCCTAAAATTATAACAAAAGAAACGCAAAATAATGTTTTGAAAAAATATAATGATTTGATTAAAGATGATGTTAAAATTATGTCATATAATAAAAAAGGATCTATACCATTATTAACACCCAAACCTATTACATTAGAAAAAGTTAATTTAATTGACCCAAAAGAATATGGTTCAGTAAGTATATTAGAGGGTTATACTGTTACAGAGAAAGCAGATGGAGAAAGATTATTAATGTATATTGATGATATTGGTGATATATATATGATTAATAATACATATAATGTTATTAATACTGGTTTGAAATCTTTATCAAATTTATATAATAGTTTAATTGATGGTGAATATGTTACTTGTGATAAAAGAAAGGATAATTCGTCAAAACATTTATTTGCGGCATTTGATATGTATTATATTAAAGGAAAAAATATTACAAATTTACCTTTACTTGGTGATCTATCAAGATTAACACATTTAAATTTTTCGAAATCATATATTGAAAACTCTAAAACTAATGTTGAATTTACTGTTAAAAAATTTTTATATAATGATAAAGATTCTTCTATATATGAAAAATGTAAAGATATTTTAATAAATCATAAATCTTATCCCTATGAAATTGATGGTTTGATTTTTACTCCAGCTAAATTACCATTATATTCATATTATGCTAATAAACCTGTTCAAATTACTGATAATGTTCGATGGGATAGATTATTTAAATGGAAACCACCTGAACAAAATACTATTGACTTTTTAGTTAGATATGGTAAAATTGTAAAAGAAAATGGTGAGAAATATAGAGAATTAAAATTATTTGTGGGTTATAATTCATCACAATGGGAAGATATTGGTCCAACGAAAGGTTTACGATTAAGATATGATCATAAATATGCTAAAGAACAAAGAAATAATTTAGTATCTTATATCCCGACATTATTCAAACCTACTATTTACTATGAAACAGGTATAGAAATTGCTTTAGTTAAAATTAATAGTAAAGGAACTATATTAACACATGACAATCAATTAATTGAAAATAATTCAATTATAGAATTTAGTTATGATGTAAATAATAAAATTTCTATAAATCATAGATGGAACCCTCTTCGTGTTAGAGATGATAAAACAAGACTTTATAGTAAAGGTGAAATTAGTAAAACAATGAATGATTTAAATATTGCAATTAATGTTTGGCGATCAATACATAATAGTATTACAAATGCTATGATTATTGGTAATCAGGATACAAATATTAATAAAGTATATAATAATACAACTGATAAAATTTTAGAATCAGATGACGTATATTATAGTAGAAATATTCCTAGAGATTCATTATTATCAATTCATATGTTAAATTTTCATAATCAAGCTATTAAGAAAAAATTATATGAATATTCTAAAGATAGAAATTCTTTATTAGAATTATGTGGTGGTGAAGGTGGTGATATGAATAGATGGATTGAATATAATTATTCATTCATCTTATCAATAGATTTAGTTAAACGAAATATTTATAATCCTAGAAGTGGTGGATATTCAAGATTAATAAAAAAGAAAAATCAAGCAAGGCGTATTAATAAAGACGAAAAAGTTTATTTTCCAGATATTGTATTTGCTGCTGGAGATTGTGCTGAGTCTATTAATAATGGCACTGCTGCAAAAGTTATTAATGATAATGAAAGTTATGAAATATTAAATATTGTAATGAATAGAAATGTAAATAATCACTATCATTTAAGACATATTGCAGGTAAAGGTGCTAATAAATTTTCTGTATGCAGTTGTCAGTTCGCAATTCATTATTTCTTTGAAAATGAGAAAAAATTAAATGGATTCTTTACAAATGTTGCTAATAATTTAAAACAAAATGGTATATTCTTTGCAACATTTATGGATGGTAATATTATAGATAATATGTTTAAAACAAAAAATACAACTACATTAAAGGGAATTAAAAATTTAGAAAGAGATACAGAAGTCATTACATGGGCAATTACTAAAAATTATGTAGATAATGATGAAAAATATGGTAAACAAATAGGAGTATTTATTGAAAATACCCAAAAAATAATTCCTGAATATTTAGTCGATTTAGATTTATTAATTGAAAAAGCAGCCGAATATAATTTAGAATTTTTAGAAACTAATACATTTGAAAAAGATTTTAATGATATTAAGAATAAAATTGATGAAAAAAATCATCAATTAAATAGACTTGAAATTGATATTCAAGAATTAGATAAAGATTCTGTTCAAAAACAATTTTCATTTTTGAATAGATATATTATATTCAGGAAAAAATAATTATTATAACAAACTTTAAAATGTAAATTTTTTTTTAATATTTAAAAATATATTAATATATTTAAATATAAATGATTACAATCTTATTGCCATTATATAATGGTATTGAATATTTAAATTATTCTTTAAATTCAATTAAAAATCAAACATATACTAATTGGGAATTAATAATAGGGATTAATGGACATTATAATTGTAAAGATTTTTATGATAATGTAAAAAAAATAGTTTATACTATTTTTGATAAAAATGATAAAATAAATATTTTAAATTTAAATTTATTTAATAAAATTGATACCTTAAACTACTTAACTAAAATAGCAAAATATCATTATATTGCATTAATAGATGTTGATGATGTTTGGTCTAAAGATAAATTAGAATTACAAGTTCCTTATTTAAATACTTATGATGTTGTTGGAACACATTGTTATTATATAAATAAAGATGGATATAAATTGTCATTCTTTCCAACATTACCAGTTGGTGATATTACAGAATATAATTTTTTTGATGGTAATCCAATAATTAATTCAAGTGTTATTTTAAAAAAATCTGATGCTGTATGGCAATTAGATGATATTAATATAAATGGTGTTGAAGATTATGATTTATGGTTTAAATTAAAGTTTCAAAAAAAAAATTTTTATAATATTGATAAAAAAATTTGTTTTCATAGATTGCATGATAAATCATCTTTTAATAATAAAAATAATAATTATGTAAATATTCTTATAAATAAATGGAGAAATATGTTTAATTTAATAGATTATTAAGTGTCACAAGACACATTAATGAACGCTCGTTAATTTCGTAACCACTTGTACTTGTTAGTAATTGTATAATTTGTTTTAAATCATTTGGACGAAGACAATGACATAGATAATAGTAAACATCTCTAGAACCAACTGTATTACCAATATAAACAGTAATTTGTCTTCTTCTTAATTTTGCAAGATGAAATCTGATAAGTGGAGCAAAATCTTTATCGATTCCTTTATTCATTTTAAATAAATTTCTCCTTGTATTATATGTTGTTGTTGCACTATATAATTTAAATAAAACATCTTTAATTGTACAAATTGATGTATGAATTAAATATGTTGGATCTATTTCTTTTCCATTAGTATCATATAGTTTTTCAATACTTGGATTATAATCTCTAATATAATCATTAATATGATATTCTACGCGATTTTTCATATATGTTGAAAGAATATTATACCACGGATTAGGATTACATGGATCAGTATCTTCTCTATATTTTACTTCATGTGGTGAAATTTTTGCAAGATGTGTATATCCATTAGAGTTTCTTTTAATAATGCATCCATAACTATTATTTTCTTTATTATTCATATAATTAAATGCTTCTTCGCTATTATTAAATTGTTTTGGATAAGTAATATTATATTTTGATAAAGGCATATCATCAATATTTACATCTTCACATGTTTTAATTTTTTTACTATTTATATGTATGATTTTTTTGTAATTATCACCTAGAATTATTTTATAATTGATGATATGGACATTATCATAATGAATTAATGTAAATACATATGATTGTTCTTTGTCTAAAAATTCGCTAAAATAATTTCTAACTGTATTTTCATCTTCATAACATAGAATTTCACACAATGTTTCATCAAACATTTTTCCATGTGTTTTTGTTGGATGAGAATACCATGATGTATTAATATCTGGACAACTTGTAGTTCCATAATTCCACTTATTATTATAATAGTAACAAGTAATTGTAGTACCATCATATGCTTCATAATATTTATCATTAGTATTAATTTCTGTTTGATAATCTTCAATATTAATTCTTAAAGGAATACTACTAGAATAAGAAACAACAACCTTGTTATTATTATTAGGTGCTTCAAAATCTAGAATAATACTTCTACATTGTTCATATAATTCTTTAAAATCATCAATATCTTCGCGAATATATGTATTATGTAGGAGTACTTGATTTTTAATTCCTTTAAATTTTTTAACTTGTAGAGCGGGCCAATAATTATATTTTTTAAGAACATTTACTAAAGATTTTGCATAGTCTTTATCATCATTGATATTGTTAGAGTAGTCATTATATGTTTCTGAAATAATATTGTCTAGAGTAACTGTTGTGGTGGAATTAGTATTTTGCATATTTGGAACTATTATTGTGTCTATTTATATGATAGATTTTAAATTTTATATCATTTTTTATTTTTTTTATTTAATTTTTTAAATTTTTCTTGCAATTTCTTGTATTTATTTTTTATATTTTTTAATTCTTTTTTTAATTCTTTTTTAATTTTTTTTTCCTTTTTTTCTTTTTTAGTATTTTTTCCAGTTTTTTTTATTATAGCATTTTGAATTTCAATTTTTTTTAAAACTTTTTCCTTATTTAAATACATTTTAAAAAGTTCTTTCTCAATTTTCATTTATATAATTAATTATCTATTTAATAAATAGATATAAAAATATAATTATTATTTATGAATTCTACAAACATTACTTTAAGAGAATTAAAAGAAGAAAATAGTGATTTATGGAAAAAATACAACTATACAAAAAATCGCGATGATAAAGAAGATAAAGAAGATAAAGAAGATAAAGAAGATAAAGAAGATAAAGATATAGAAATCTTAATAAAAAAAATAAATAAAATACTTAATCTTAATGAAAATATTCAAAATAATAGTGATAAAAAAGATTTAAATGATGCAGTTAAAAATATTAAAAATAAATACAAAATAATGCAAGAAAAAGTAAAAGTAATAGAAAATGAAAGGATGAAAAAAATTATTGAAAAAAGAAAAAAAACAATTCAACAAAATAAAACAGCTTCTAAAGAAGCTATTTTACTAGCAGAACAAGAGTCAAAAAAAAGAAAGCAAATGGAAAATACGGAAAGAGATTATAGAGCAATGAAAAGAAGATTTGACATAATGGGAGGTTCTACAAAACTTGTAATATATTTAGTTAAAATAGAAAAAATTAAAAAATTAAATAAAAAATTAAGAAAAAATAAAAATAAAAACAAAAGCAAAATTGAAAAAAATAATAAATTAATTGATGAATTGAAAATAAAACTTAAAAAAGAAAAAGCAAAAGAAAAACTTAAAAAACAAAAAGAAAAAGAAAAACTTAAAAAACAAAAAGAAAAACTTAAAAACAAAAAGAAAAGAAAATAGAATAGAAAAATTAAATAAAAAAAAATAATATAAGAATTTAATTATATATACGTGTAATATAATATGTTTTCTTCTTCAAAAAAATCAACAAATGAATCTCATCAATCTTCAGTATTAGATAATCTTGAAAAAGGTTCTCCTAAACTACCTTCTCTTCTAATGACTCCTATTTTTAGTAAAAATTCTACATGGCCTTCTTATTTAATCAAACCAGTATATGAAGAAAATGAAGTTAATAAACCAATGGATAATCATTATTATGATGCTGTTAATAATATTACATCATATGGTCATACAACACAAGTAACACAAAATGGAACACAAATGTTTCCTGTAATGCCATATTATTTACATGGAACTAAAATGGGCAGTGAAACAGTTCATCCAGTAATGTATCAACATCAAGGTATTTCTTATAATACTCAAAATGTAAGTGTTCCAATTGTTCCTACAACACCCCAGATGGTATCAAATGATGAACAAAAAAAACAACAATTATGGTATTACCAACATTATCAACCGAATGTTTAGGATAATGTATTATAATCTTTTTTACTTTTCTTATATTATAATAGAATGAAATTAAAAGGCGGGGCGTATGAAATGTCCTCACAATGTTTGGCAATGTTTAGAAACCCCACAAGTTATGGATTAAATCCTAATGAATTTGATAATTTAAATTTTGAACAATTTGCTAAAGATAAAGTAGGAGGAAGATATAAAAAAAAAGTAACTAAAAAAGTAACTAAAAAAGTAACTAAAAAAGTAACTAAAAAAAAAGAAACAAAAAAAAAGGTAGCTAAAAAAGAAACTAAGAAAAAGGTAACTAAAAAGGGTGGTGGTGTATTAAGTGATTATGTTAAAGGCACAACAAACTACTGACAATAACAATTTCCATAACTTATTTTTTTCCATGTAATACAGTTTCCATTATTATCGTATTTACCTAAATATTTATTTCTACATTTTTCACAAACTTCAAAACATTTATAATTATTCTCATAAATCACTTCTTTATTTATTATAGTAACTAAAATTTTTTTTTTCGACTTCATAATAATATATTTAAAAATAATTTTTAAATATATTATTCATCATTACTATCTCCTAAACTAAAATTAAATAATGAATTATTATTACCACTACCACTTTTATTTGGCATATAACTACTTAAAGTTACCGCAAAATTACTTATATTTTTAGATTGAATATATAAGGTTCCTGGTCCAACAAATTTCATACCAAAACCTTCGCCACCAAAAAAAGCACTTGTTAATGTGTTTCCCAGGTTTACTATCGTATAGTTCATTTTTTTTTCTGCAGCTAAAAAGTAACCGTTATCGACAATTATCTCCTTACCACTATTTAAAACAATTTTTTCAAAACTACCATAAGCGCCAAGCCAAAATTTTCCTGGATTACCATCTGTTGTTTTAATAGTTGGTAATACCCCTCCTTCGCTGGAACCAATTAAACCAAAAAATCCTTGTGTTTTAACTGTTGCCTCAATTAAAATATTTAATGTACTACATAAATATGAACCTCTTGATATATACCATTCTTCGTTTGGTGAAATTGAGATATCAATAATATCACCTGGCAAATCAGTACCAACCGCAATTGTTCCACCTCCTTCAATTCCAGTATAAGTAGTATAAAATAAAGATTCTCCTCCTAAAAGTCTCCAAATACCACTTCCAACATTATCAAATTTAATTTCACCTTTTTTAATACCACTTCTCATATATAATAAAGCACCTGGCGATGTCATAATTTGTTGATCTTCTAGAAGATTTATTCGTAAAAATACAGAACCAGATGATCCAATTCTTGTTGCTTGAGCTATTTTTTTTGCAGATTTTGCATCTTGTTCAACTTGTTGATCATGTTTAGATGTTTTAGTATGTTTAGTGATTTGAACAGGTTTAACAGGTTGAACAGGTTGAACAGGTTTAACAGATTTAACAGGTTGAACAGGTTGAACAGGTTGAACAGGTTGAACAGGTTGACTGGTTTTATCCGGTTGTACTAATTCTTTTACAGCAGGATGTAATATTACTTCTCCTCCTTTTTTTTTTTATTATTTTTGGCGACGAGAGCACTTGTAGGTCTTACTCCTTTTTTCATTATTACTATAATTAATTATACATAAAATAATTAATACAATTCAAACTATTATTTTGAAAATAATATAAATCAACAATATTTTTTTTAAATTCATTTTTAAAATACCATTCTAATTTATAATGTTTGATTTTATTATTAATTGGAATTTTTAATTTGATATTATGAGGTAATTCAATTAAATAATTATCACCTAAAAGTGTTCTTTCATATAAACAAGGAAATTTTTTATTATATATATATTCCTTATTTAAGTAGTTTGTTAATTTAAGTGGATATTTCAAATTAATATTTGAACCAAATAAAAAAATATTATCAATGTTTTTTAGATTATTTAGAATTTTTACTTTATAATTATCATCCCAATAAAAATTTGCATTTTCTATACTTTTTGTTTTATAAATAATATTATCTAGTTCATTTGTAATATTATTATAAATTATATTTATATTAAACATACATTTTTGATTATATGGGTGATAGATACATATATCAATATTATTTTCAATATATTTATTAACATACATTTTTACATTATCATCAATCAAAAAAACTTTAGTATTATTATAAATACTATAAATTGTATTTGAAATATTGATAACATTATTTTTATAAATATATGAATCAATACTTGAATATTTTCTTTGTAATAGTAATTTATTGTTATAAAATTTCCATTTATGACATTTAGTATAATAGATATTATCGTTTAATTTTTCAAAAATATTATTCCAATGTTTTTTTTCAATTAATCGGGATAATTGAAAATTATTTCTTGCATAAATCATAAATGAATTGATACTAGATATAAATAATAAGAAAATAAATAACTTTGACATTCGATATATAATATATAAATAATATTTATATATATTTTACAATTAACATGTCTATTTTAGTAACAGGTTATAAGGGTTATATAGGTTCTCATATATATGATTATTTATTATCAAATAAATACACTGTATATGGTTTAGATATAAATCAATTTGATATAACAAATTATAATAAACTAGATAATTATGTTTTTACTAAAAATATAAAAACTATAATACATTTAGCGAGTTATAAAAATATATCTGAATCTCAATCATATCCTTTAATGTATTATGAAAATAATATTACAATATTAATAAACATTTTAAAAGTAATGTCAAAATATAAGATAAAAAACATAATTTTTTCATCATCTGCATCAATATTAAACAATAATAATTTAGTAGAATTACATAATTTATCAAATCCGTATGCTAAAACAAAATTAATATGTGAAGAAATTATTAAAGATTTATGTAAAATAAGTGATATAAATTATACAATATTAAGGTATTTTAATCCATATGGATTTACAATAAATAAAGATATTCGTCCTTTTATAGAAAAAAATGCAAATATTTATTTTCAAGTTCAAAAACATATATTAAATAAAGAAAAACCATTTATAATATATGGTAATAATTATAATACTAGGGATGGTACTTGTATAAGAGATTATATACATATAGATATATTAGTTAAAAAACATATAAAATATATTAATAATTGTAATAATAAAATAAAAAATATTGGTACAGGTGATGGTATGACAGTATTAGAATTTATAAGAATGTTTAATATAACAAATTATAAATATGAAAATAAAAGAGAGGGAGATATTGAAATATCAATAAATAAAAAAGTACATATCTTAGAAAAATTTAAAAAAATAAAAAATATTTTAAAAAATAAAAATAAATTAAGATATGTACTTTTTTTTAATGTTATTATAATCCTTTCTAGTAAATTCTATTTTTATATTAAATAAATTTAAATTTATAATATTATTATAAATTATATCATGTATGTTAACATGTTCATTCTCATTATAATTTGATAAATCGCTAATTAATATTTTATAATTACATTCATTTAAGTATATTTTTTTTGTTTTAATAAAATATCTATATCTTTTTGCTGACCTATTTTTTACAATATATAAAAAATCACTGTTTAAATTTAAAAAATATATACTATGATTAATATAAGCACTGTATAATGCTAATATAATTTGTATATATATATTAATAATATTTTTTTTATCAATATAATAAATATTATTTAGACTATAATTATGCATTATAATAACTGACTTTTCATCGGTATATTTATCAATATAAATATCAGTATTATTTGAAATATTATGTTTATTAATATTATTTATATAATCGACAAAATTATCTTCAAATTCAAAATAGGATATATAATCAATAAAATTAATAATTTTTTTTAATTTAATAGAAATAAAATATTCTTTTTTTAATAAATCATTATCCCAATCTAATATTTTTATAATAATTCCAGAATAAAAAGATTTTAACAAAGATTTATAATAACTTTTAGAATTTACTTTTAAAAATAATAAATCTTCATTTTTTGTTAAATTATATAAATGCTCTTTTTCTTCTGGTAAATAAATAAAAGTATTTATATTATTAATATTTTTATAAAAATTCATTATATTTAATATAATATTTATTTTTAATTACTTTTGTTTATCACACATTACTTGAAAGTTCATTACGCCATCTGGATTTCCAGGAGCATATCTATGAGTCGCTAAACCTTTTGCCCAGTTATTAATATTGTCTGATGGATTAATTTTATTATTATCTTCATTTGGACGAACATCATTATCTTCTCTTGGAACTTCAATAAGGGGTACATGATTATCTTTAGCCGCCATTCTATAATTTGTAGGAACTCTATCAAAACATTCTAATGCAAAATCTTGAGGATTATTATGCAACCATTGCCATCTATTAACAGTTGTTTCTTTTAGGGATATGGTAGGATTTGATAATCTAGTTGATTCTTGTGGTGAAAAAAAACTTCTATCAGACATTTTATTTATATCACACCCACTAGTTTTTTTGTAGGAATTTGGCAAATAATTTTTAGTATTACAATTAGATTTTTTATAATTTAATCCAAGTAATTCACTTGAATCATCAATTGCAGAATTCATTGAACATAAATCATGGCCATAATTTTGAAATCTAATAGAAGGGTCATTTGGTAAATATTCACCATTATTATTAAAATCATTATTAGGTTCATTTAATTTATATAAACCGGGTCCTACTGTTCTTTTTAATTTTTCTTCATAAGAACATTCATCATAATTTAAGCGTGTATCGCTTGATTGAACTTTAACACTCATATTAATTAGTCTCTAATAAAATAATATAAAAAAAATAGAAAACTTATTTATTAAATTCCATTTTTGGAGGTAAAGGAATTGATTTATACATAATTGATTGACATGAACCTAAATGTTTCATAGTTGTATCAATTGGTTCGGTTTTATCATTTTTGACAATATTATCATCTGTTGGTATATAATAATTAGTACCGCATTTAGATATTAATCTTGTTTGACCTCTTAATTCACTTTCTAAATCTACGATATTACCTTGAATATGCGATACATTAGTACCTCCAATAAATCCTAATTGATGTCTACATTTATTTTCATTTTCAAATCTAATTGGTGCTAATACATAACTTAATGTATTTACATTTTCTTGTAAATCTTGCTTATAATTACAAGTATCATATTTAGTTCTATTAAAACTCATATCTCTAATTTTATAAAATAAAAAAATATTTTATTTATTATTAAATATTTTATTAAACTCTGCTCTATTTTTATACGATCTAGTATCCGCTCCTCCATTTTCCCATGACGGAACTATATTATCGGGATTTTGTAAATCTTTTAAACAATCTATTAGTGGATATCCAATTCTCAATTCGTGTTCCATTATATTTTTTTTACATTTGTTTTGATTTGTATCATTACCGCTTAATAAGTCTAATTCTTTTTCTAAATCTCCTTCAGCACCTTTTAATAAAGGAGGTGCTTGAAATACTCTTTCATATAATTGTATTCCACATTTATCGTGTGTTAATGATTTTGGATCATTTCTTAAAGCGGAATAATTATCAACTAAATTATTATCAACTAAACCATAACCACATCTTCCTCTTAAATTTGGATGTTCTAATGCTAATTTTGGTAAAGAACAGATAGTTTTATCATCTTTTGAATTAAAAACAGCATATTCATTATAAATAGAATAATCGTATATTTCTTGGTTATTATTTTCTCTAGAGTTTTTCCAACAAGTATCAGAAGCTATATTTGTGTCCATATTATATTTATAAGCTTCTTTTACACTCATAATTATTATCTTTATCTATTAAAGAATAATCAAAAAAAAAATTAAAAATTAAAAATAGTAAATAATTAATTATTGTTTATACTTAATAATATGCCCCATATTACTACTCCTTTCTACATAATTGCCTTCTAAATATACTAAACCATTTTCATATCCATTTATTCTAGATAAATCATCAATAACCTTATTTGTACCGAAATAATCATGTGAAATTACAAAATTTGAATTAAAATTATGTCCAAGTGTAACACAAACAGTATTTTCAGCAATAATATTATGATTTGTATTTAATACAAGATTATAGATATAATCACAATTTATAAGAGTTGAATTTATGGAAATTGTATAAGGAAATATCCAATTATAATTTTTATTACGAATAATTGAAGGATAATTAATATCAATTACCGGATGATATGGTGTAATAAAGAAATTTTCTTTAATACCTTTAATTTCGCTAAAGAAACACTTATTATTTGTACATTTCATTTTAATAAGACATACAACGGTACTTACTTTATTATCTTTATCAAGTAATTCATCCCCTTTTTTGATATCTTTAATTTTCTTAATATTATAGTCTGCCATTATGACATTTGTATTACCATGAAAACAACCATTATTTTGTGAATTAAATGATTGTGAAAAGTTAATTGCAGTACTTCTTGTTGTATTATTATCAATATTATTATTTAGATTATTTGATGGCAATGGTGCAGGTAAATTATCATAAATATCATTTAAATTATCAATAATTTTATTAAATAATTCACCACCATATGATTGAATACTCGCGTCTTTAAAATTATTACATCTTTTATCTTTATGAGTTTCTCTAAATGAATTGATGTAATTTTTACCCCATCTATTATAATTAGTATTTTCAATAGCTTGAATAATTTGTTCTTTAAAATCCTTAATGATATTATTATCCATATTAATATATTTTTTTTTATAATTATCAATGTTTTCAACTAATAAATTATAATCATCTGTATTTAAAGATTTAATTAAATCATCTCTAGAAATAATATAATCAAAATCATTTTTAGAAATTAAACCACAATCAGTATAATTAAATCCAGTAATTAACTCTCTTTTAGTATTATATAGTGTTTTATAAATAATTCGAAAAGATAAAATATTATTACATAAATTTAATTTGTTATTATTAATTTTAAAAATATATGACAAATCATGACCATAATGAATAGATTTGATAGAAAATTCTTTATTATTATTTAAATTAAAACTATTAGATTCGGCATTTTGAATAAAATTATTACAAGTATTTTCAAAATTTATATAAACATCATTATCAATAGTTGTTTTAATATAAGCAAGAGAATTAATTAATACAGTTCCTACAAAACCTGAATCGGGAATAAATGAGAAATTGCCATTTCCAATTTTAGCAATATTTACTAGCAATTCTGTATCAAGAGAATAACCAAACCCATATGTATAGATATTAGGTATTGCTATATTTTTATCTTTATACATAGCAATTTTTCTTTCTAGAGTATTAATAATACCTCTTGGTGGTAATAAATGAGAACTAGGAATTCCATCGGTTAAAAACATAACTGCCGAGATTCTATTATTAAGGGTATCGTTAAATGTTTCAAATTGTTTTAAACCTTCATTAATACCTGCCCAAATATTTGTCGCGCCTTCAACTTTTAAATCATTAATAATGTTTTTTAAATATGTTCTATTAGACGATGTAACATTAGTAAGATTACATAAAACTTTTGCATCATTTGAGAATGTAATAATAGAAATTCTATCAACTGCTGTTAAAGATTCTAAAATCATTTTTAAAGAATGTTTAGTAATATCTAAAATTGTAAATCCAACATCTGTATTTACTCCATTTTGCATAATATATGCAGGACTTGACATAGAACCAGATATATCAATTACAGTTACGATGTCAAGTGGTGCTGTATTATTTCCTTGTAGAGGGATAATATCTAATTTAAAATAAGTATCAATATTATTACAATATTTAGATAAATTTAAATTAATAGTAATATCTTCAGGTTCAAAATTATTTTGAATACTAATATCTTGTGTATTGGATTGGATAACTAAATTTGATGAATTAATAATATCAAGTAAAGCTCTATTTGGTTTTAGATGTGATTTTAGTAATATATTTCTTGTAATAGGAGAAGTGGTATTTCTTTCTAACCATTTACAAATTGCATCATATTCATATGAATTACCTTCATTATCAATATATGGATTTGTCATAATGTTATGGGTAATAGGACATAAAAATGAAGTAGGAATATTACCAGTAGACATTATTAATAATAAAATAATTATAATTTAAAATCATTTTTTTATTTTATTAATTTATTTTCAACGGAACCTTCATGTATATTATTAATAGCATCAATAATAGTATTTGTAAAATTATTATTATCATATGGTGTATTATATTCTTTTTCAAGAACAGTATTTAAAAATTCCTTAACTAACCAAGAATTTTTATTTTGACAATTACCAATTTTTTCATAAACATTATTACCATCCTTATGTAATTTGTTAAAAGTTTCATTTATAGATTTGTCATCAATTATATTTTTATAAGTTGTAGACCATAATTTGTCTCCTGCTAAAACACTATGATTATAATTTATTTTGTTAATAGTGTCAATAGAATTAAAATTATCTTTAGAAAAAGTTATAGATTGTGAAAATTTTGTCATTTGTCTACTTAATATAAATTTTTTATATTTATATAATTATTTTATTCTTATATCCGAATGTATATTATTAAAACATTCATTACCACCATTCTCTTTACAAGTATGAAAATCCTTATATAACCATTCAGCAAATAATTTTTGATCATTATTCGATTTACTATTTGGTACAGTATAAAAAACTAAATGTAATGGATTAATACCATATATATCATTATCGTCATATGATATAGTATTATTTGTTATTTTATTTATTTTATTTTTAATATTTTTATTACTGTATTGACAAGCATTATAATTATTTTTAATAGTATTAATATCATATATGTTATTATTCATAAAAGGATTTTCATTTGTTGGTAAATTACACAATTCATTATTAATTAAAGTTAATTTATTTGAATTTAAGAATTGTTCTTTAATTTTATTTATTTTATCAATATTATTATAAATTAAATATGATATTATTAATATAATAATTATAAATAATATTGATTTTACTAAAAATTTTTTATTTAATGATATTAGGGCGAATAATATACTAATAAATATTATAAATCTAACAATTGTATTTAATTTTTCCTCATCACTCATATAATCTTTAGGAATTAATATTGGTTTAAATAAATTATTAATATCTGATGTCCAAAACATATTATTTAATTTTTATTTTTCTCTATAATATGAACATTAATTAATTTTTATTTTTTTCAGCTAATTTTTTGCGTAATTTTTTTTGTGCTGCTAATTTTTTATAAGCACCTTCATTCACAGCAGATCTACCACCGCCTTTATTTTTTGCCATACTTTTTATTGCATTTAAATCAGGCATATCTCCATCTCCATTATTATTCGCCATCATTTCACTAAACATACTCATCATATTACCCATATTTGCCATATTATTATTACCCATATTATTATTTTTACCCATATTATTTTGATTTCCAAACATTCCAGGCATCATTGATGCAAATTTCATTGCATCTTGCATTAAATTTTCTTGATTTAATTCACCACTTGATAATTTAGCCGCCATTTTTTGACTAACATTTGATATGATATCACCAAAACCACTATCGGGATCTCCTAAACTTTTTAGTACATCTCCATTTTGATCCATTGATTTTTGTAATTTATTAACATCAACATCTTCTAATATTTCCTTTGCAAGTTTACCTAGTGTTGTATTTTCCATACCTCCCATTTTCATATCAACATTTTTCTTTATTTTAATATTTTTAATTTCAATTAAATTTAGGAGTATTTTTTTATAAAAATCATTTTCGTCAACTAATTCATTAATATCATCATCAGTAAAATTGTCTTTTTGTAAAATTGCTAAAATTTTTTCAGATTCTTCATCTGTTATTTCTTGTGTATAAATGAAAAATACACTTAAATAATGATGACATAAATATTCATTTCTAAATATTTTAAGAATATCTTTGATAGAGATATTATCTAAAATTTGAACATCTTGATTTAATGTTAACCAAGAAGATATATCATCATTTACTTTAGTATTTTCTTCGGTATTTTCTTCGTTTTTTTTTTCTGTATTAAAAATAAGTTTTTTATAGGAAATATATAATTCTTCTGTTAAGTGTTTTTTAATAAAAGTAATATATTCATCGCTATTTTTATCAAGAGTTAAATAATTATTTTTAATAACATTAAAAACTCTTTTTGCTGTTTCGCTTTTATCTTTGTGTTTTTTTGTTATAGTTTTTAATTTTTTAATTAAATCAATGTAATACTGATTTAATATATATAATTTAGTCATCCCTATTATGTTTTATCTATATAAGAGTTTCTTCGAATTCTTTATATAATTTAAATTATATCTTGCATTCGTTTATTCAATAATTCTTCTAAACTTGGTAATTGTTTATCACCTTTATCATTAACTGATGATACTGGATTTAAAGTGGTAGAAGCAATATCAAACTCTATATTTTCAATATTATTGTCCGAATTAGTTAATAAATCCCATGAATAATTTTTATCTTTAAGTAAATTATCACTATTATCATCTAATGATGAAAATTTATCTGACATACTACTCCCTAATGTAAATGCAGAAGGTTCATTTTCACTTTCAGATATTTCTGTAAATACTGTATTTTCTTGTGAATCTTTTGTCTCTTTATTTAATCTTGTATTATTATCCTGATTAAATAAAGCACCTCTATTAGGTAACAGTAAATAATCAAATACTTGTTTCCCATATAATATGTCTTCATTATTTATTTTATTTTCTTTTGGAATTACCAATGCTGGTACAGAATGTATCATTTTATCAATTTCATAATTATTATTAATCATTGTTTCAACTGATATTGTTTTAACAGCATTATTTTTATCATGTTTTGAAATAGCATCTAATAAAATATTACAATGTTTACATTGAATGCTATAAAATAGAATCATTACTTATTTTAGTTAATTTTAATATTCTTATATATATTCTATTACTTAAGATTTTTATATATAAAATGTTTAGAGTATAATGGAAATTAAAGAATCAGATATGTCAAATTATGAATTATCTAATTGGGAAAAAGTTAAAAATAATAACAAAAATTTTTTTTCTAACTTAACAGAATCAAATTCAGATTCATTCACAACTATAAATGAAAGTTTTTATTCATTAACTGGTGATAAATTCGACGATAATAAACTAAAACATAATAATATGGACCCATTTTTTATAAAAAAAACACAAAACACAAAAATTGAAAATTATATTATAGATAATGATCCATCTGTTAATAAATTATATAATAATAAAAGAGAAGTTACTAGAGATAATTTCTTTTCTCCTGATGTAAATGTTAATGATACAAATGGTTCATCATTTCAATACGAAGTTTTAAAAAATAGAAAAAATGAATCTGTACTCAATTTAAATAATAATGTATTTCCAATTGATCAAATACGAGTAGGTCCTGGATTAGATGACGGATTTGATGATAAAGGTATTGGTGGATTTCATGATTATAATACAAATATATTTGCTAAACCAAGGAATATAGATGAACTTCGTTTTGATAGTAACCAAAAACAAAGAACATTTGCTGTTGATTATCAAGCTCCAAAAATTGATATAGGACAACGAGGTATTGTAAATCCTCCTTCTAAAAATAAACCAGAAAGAGTTTATGAACAAACTGCAGATAATTTTTTCAAAACAACTGGATCAATATTAAAAGATACACATAGACCTATTGAAAACCTAAAAGTAACTAATAAACAAGATTCTCATATTGATTATTCGGGTAATGTTAAATTAACAAAAGGGGGCATTTCCGAAGAAGATAATTATAATAAAAAATCATATACAATTTATGATAATGAAAGAAAAACTACAGAATGTAAAACTGTCATGAATAATCCAACATCAATAATTAAAGCACTTGTTGCACCAATATTAGATGGTGTTAAATTATCTAAAAAACAATATACAATAGATTCTGCTAGAGAAACAGGAGGTAATGTATCTTCAGAAGTTAATAAAGCAACCATATATGATCCTGTAAATCACATAACAAAAACAACTGTGAAAGAAACAACTATACACGATTCACAAAATACTAATCTAAAAGGAAATGATGGCATTTATTCAACATTAGATGATGATGCTAAAACAACTGTAAAAGAAACGACTATTCACGATTCGCAAAATACTAATCTAAAAGGAAATGACGGAACTTATTCGGCATTAAATGATGATGCTAAAACAACAGTTAAAGAAACTATAATTCATGATTCACAAATGATGAATTTAAAAGGCACTGTTGAAGAAACATACAAAAATTATGATGATATTATGAAAACAACTGTTAAAGAAACTACACATGTTACAGATAATATTAGAAATATTGGTCCAACTATATACAGAACTTATGTTTATAATCCAGATGAAGTAGCTAAAACAACTGTTAAAGAAACAACAATTAAATCTAAAACAGAATATGGATTTATCGGAGGATTATTAAATAGATTAGTTGGAGGGTATTTCAATAAAGATATTAAATTAAATAATACTAATAAAGAATTTACTGTTCAAGCACAAAGAAGTGGTAATTTATCATCTATACATGATCATAGACAAGTTAAAAGAGATGCGTATTATGAAGCACCACAAGATGATACAAGAGAAAAAATATTAATTGCAGCAGGTCATACACCAAATCCAGGAAACATGAATATTAATATAGATGCAAAAGATGTTAACATGTCTGTAGATAAGGATCCGTTACATAATAATAATTATGGACATATTAGTAAAATATATCAAGAAAGAGAACCTAATAATTTCTTTAGAGACTCAATTACAAAAGAAAATATACAAGATAATGCATATGAAAATAGATTAGATAGTTCTATTATGGAATCTCTAAAATCAAACGAATTAAGTATTCAAATTAATCCAATTAATTAAAATTTATATAAGAAATTTATAACTATTTAAAGTAATTATGCAAGTATTACTTGATACTAAAAAAGAATATACAAAATATATTCAAGAATCCATATCTGTTTCTATAGCACAAAAGATAAATAATTATTATGATGATGCAACAAAAAATAATTTAGGAATGAAGGGTTTTCAAAATAATTTAAATATAATAAAAAAATGGAATCCCGAAACTATTTGTGAAGAATGCGAATATTTAATTAAACATAGTAAATATAAAAATTTAGATAAAATTTATAATTTTACAATTCAAACTTATATTAAATTAAGATTAATAGAATTAAATATAGATATTTTAAATATAGAAAATGAATATGAATATCCAAATTTAGAAACATTTATTCATAAATGTTATATTAATGTTTCTATATGGGCTTGGAAAAATCCATTTTTATTTTTTAAAAATAATTTAAGACAAATAGAAATACAAAATAATTACAATATTATTGAAAAAAATATTAAAAAATTAATCACAAATACTCTTAGAGAATGTGTACCAATTGATAAAATAATTAATAATTTAACAAATACAAATAATATTGTTAAAAATATTAAAGATTATAAATTGACCAATGATTATTTAAAAGAAAATATTAAATTAAATGAAAATAAGACTATTAATAATAATTTTTTAAATTCTTTTATTAATTTTGCAAAAAATAGTATTTATAAAAATAAAGAAGATTTTACAACATATCACAATAAAAATTTAATATCAAATGATAATTCGCATTTAGATAAGGAAAAAAAAGAAATTGAAAAAAAAAATAATGAAGAAGAAAAAACTATTTATACAGAGATTGAAGAACAAGACTTGGATAATGAAATAGAACAAGAATCTGAACACGAATCCGAACATGAATCTGACAATAAATCTGAACAAGCATCTGAACAAGCATCTGAACAAGCATCTGAACAAGCATCTGAACAAGCATCCGAACAAGTATCTGAACAAGAATCTGAACAAGAATCTGAAGAAATTTCAGAACAAGAAACTGAAGAAATTTCAGAAAAAGAATCTGAAAAAGAATCCGAAAAAGAATCTGAACAAGAATCTGAAGAAGAATTTGAACAAGTTCATGAACTAGAAAAAAAAAATATATCTTCTGGAAAAGAATCTGAAAAAGATGATAGTTATAACAAAAGCGAATTATTGAATGATATAAATAGAAATACGAAGATACGAGAAAAAATACTTAATAAAAAAGATAAAAAAAATAAAAAAATAAATAAATTTATAATTGATTCTTCATCTTCTGAAGAAAATAGTGACAATGATAATAGTAATATTAAAAAGGTAATATGGTAAATAGTGCGATAATATGCTAAATTGTTAAATGATATATTTATATAGAAAATATGTATTATTATTATTCTTTATTAATTACAATAATAGTGTTTATATTTTTTCAAGTAAATGAATATAATAATTCAAAAAAAAATGAAATAAAGTATAATTTAATAAATATTAATAATATAATTTATTTTATATTATCATATGTGTTACTAACTATTATATTTTTTTTTATTTTTGAAAGTAAAAATATAAAAAAAATAAATTTTGATAAAATTGAGAAAGATAATTTTGAATTTAATAATGAATTACTGAGAAAAATTCCTGAAAATATAAATATTGGTTTTATACCATTTGATGAGTAAGAAAGATTTATTTTTATATATTAACAATAATTAATAGAATGAAATTAGAATTAAAAAAATTTGATCCTAGTAAAATATCCGGCGACTCTGTTGTTGTTTTTATTGGTAAAAGAAATACCGGAAAATCATATTGTATGAAAGATATTTTGAGTTTTCATAGAAGCGTTCCTATAGGTATTGTAATCAGTCCGACAGAAAAAGCAAATGGATATTTTGAAAAATTTATACCAAAAATGTTATTATATGATGAACCGGATGAAAGAATAATAAAAACATTTTTAGACAGACAGCAAAATATATCTAGAGAAAAAAAAGCAGAATGTGCAAAATATGGCAAAAGTAGTATAGATAATAGAGCATTTTTGATATTGGACGATTGTTTATATGATAAAAAATGGATAAATGATAAATCAATAAGATCTATATTTATGAATGGAAGACATTATAAAATTTTCTTTTTAATTACAATGCAACACGCAATGGGTCTTCCACCTGTTTTAAGAAATAATTTAGATTATGTTTTTATATTTAGAAATAATATTGTAAAAGAAAGACAAAAAATTTATGATAATTATGCAGGTATGTTTGCAAATTTTGAAGTTTTTAATCAAGTAATGAATCAATGTACAGAAAATTATGAATGTCTTGTTATAGATTGTAAAACTCAAAGTAATAAACTAGAAGACCAAGTTTTTTGGTATAGAGCGAAAGAAGTACATTTTAAAATGTGTAGTACTGAAATGTGGAATATGCAAAGTTTAGAAGATCAACGAAATGTACAGGGATACGGCGTAAATGATGATGAAGATGATGAAAAATATGATGCTGGTGTTTTTACAAAGAAAAAAAATAATCCAAAAATTAATGTTAAAAAATCAAATCATTAATTTACGACGAAGGTGCTAACGGATAATAATCATTATATTCATTTATATATCTACCAGGTATATAATAATTTCCACCAGTTAATACAAAATTTAGTTCAGATATATTATTCACATTATTATTTGTATATTCTTGATATGATATAGAAAATATTTCATAAGCTGTTGCTCCTATTGTTACTGTTGTAATATTATTATTTGCAGATGTAAATGAAGATAATAATGTTTCTAAACCAGAATTCGAAGGATTAATAGCAGAAGCATTAGCATCAATAGTTGCAGGATCTGTTGTACCAATATTCATCCATATTCTACCTAAATCATTTTTGCTTGGATATTCGTGCGCAGATGGATAATATACATATTCTTCATTTACATATTGTCCAGGTACATATACATATATACCTTCAACAATATAGGAATTTTCTCTAACATTAGATTCAACTTCATAGTTAACAAAATCTTCAAAATCTAAATTCAATATACCATCAGTTGAATTTGCAACTGATTTATCTTTTATTTTTTTACCCAAAGTTTCATTAATACCGTTAAATATTTTAGTAGTATTTGACATAACAACAGATACATCAGAAACTTGAGTTAATTTTTGCCAAGTTATACCATTATCTTGAGATATATAGTGTACATCTGGGATATTAGAAACAGTATTTACTCTATGTTGGACATAATGAGTTCCTGTTTCAGTAGTTCCAATAATTGTTGTTCCGGAACCAAATATATCATCTCTTTCTGCTTGTGTTAAAACTAATCTAGGTTCTAAATTACTATCTCTTTCAGGGTCTGGTGTAACTAAATTTCCATTAGAATCATACGAACCATCATTTCCTTCTAATATGTTAATAAATTTAGTGAAATTTGCTAATTTGGCGTCAGCATCTACGCCATTAACAACAGTAGTACCAGTTATTTTAGTAAAACCAGTAGTAAAATCAGTAATTTCTCTTAATTTCCAATATCTACCAAGTTTACCTTTACCTGGGAAACTAATATAATTTTTATAATCTTCATTTATGAATTTTCCAGGTATATATAATTTAGAACCAGATTTAATATAATGATATCTTGTTAATAATCTATGAGAGACATATTCTCCTGCTAAACTCGCTCCATCAGATTGTATAATAGCATGATCGCTTTCGCCAATACTATTTGCATTATCCGCATATTTGCTCATATTTAATAAAGCATCTAATTCGCTACTTGTTAATAATAATCTACCACCAGTTAATATAGTTAATGTAGGTGGATGAACAATTTCATAACCCATATTTGTATTTCCAGTACCAGTATTTGTAATATCTCCCAATGTTACTTCAACCCAATTATATCCAAAATCATTTGAAATGAAATAATCAGTTCCATCAGTTAAATATTGAGTTGTATAATATCTATTTCTTTTATTATGTTCATGCCAATCATTATGATTATCGCTACCATCTACAACAAAATCACTATCTATAGCAGTAGTTAATGCATTAAGTTGAGTAGGTGTTAAATCAAGATCATTAGCTTCTAATAAAGCAGAAGTTGCGTCGTGATAAACTTGGGTACCTACTATAGGTTGAGTAGAAACTTGTTGCCATGTAGTTCCATTATCAGATGTAACATAGAAAATACCATTTGTTGTTCGATGTTGAATATATTTGGTGCTTAATATTTTAGTGAAAGTAAAATCTGATAATAATGTATTCAATTCATTTCTTGATAATTCAATTGTTCCACCATCTAATAATATTTCGGTTGAATTATGTTCTATTAATTTTCTATTAGAAGGAAGTATTGGAAGATCAGTTACTTCTTGCCATAATCTACCAATTCTATCATCTATAACACTGAATTGATAATCATTTTGTAGAGCAGATTGTTCATTTAATTTATGTGCTGCTCTTTCGGCATCTAATATAGCAGTATCAGCATCATCTTTAGCGTGTTGTACATCATGACTTCTCATAGAAACAACAAATTGACCATTTGATTTTTCATAATAATCGCCATATCTCAAAGTACTGCCATCTTCATCAATATCATCTGCATGTAAAGAAGGTATATCTCTGGTATCAAGTAATACTAAAGTATTACCTAAACCTGTTCTATTTGTTACATTATCGGTATATATTATTTCATAAGTATTTTTATCAATAACAGAATCAACAACAGAATAAGTATTTTTGGTATATTCTCTATCATCAACTTTAAATTCTTCTTGAAAACCGGAAACACTAACATTAGTTTCAAAAGTATCTAATAAGTTTTCAAAAGTAGTAATATTGGTTATACTTTTTGTTAACTTTCTTCTATTTGGAAATTTAGTTAAAGAAATTCTTTCGTCGGTGGAGTCCATAAGAACCCATATTTGTCCAATTTTTGTACTACTTTGTCTTATTTGTTGAGCTTCATGTAATACATCTTTTAATTTAATATCTCTTACTTTTTTATAATGATATTCTTCATCGTCACTTCTACTAACTAACCATCTATATGGTGGAATTGCTTTATAAAATGTACTATTTGCTCCAGCAATATAATCATCTGGAGTTAATTCTAATTCATCTAAACGATTTTGAATAGTAATTGCAATACCATTTATTGTTTCATGAGTTGCTGTAGTATCAATAGTAACAGTATTGTTTGTGCCATTTAATGGATTGGTGCCATTATGTGTAATATCATCTAATACTAATAATCTACCGCTAGTGGGTTTTTCAGTTCCTATTAAAGACCATTTAGTACCAAATGTAAAATCATCAGGCAAATAATATTGTCCAAATTCTAAATTTGCTTGATTTGGAACTAAAGTTTTATCAAAAATAACATATTCATTACCATATTTTTTTATTCTATTAGTTTTGCCATCAATTACAGAGTCTACAATATATGATTTTTGAAGAGATTGACCATCTTTTATTGGTATATTATTTCTTAAAAATTTGTCTAGATCATTATCAGCAGTTATTGTTACCTTTCTATTTGCATCATCGAGCATATCTTTAAAATGGAATTTATTTATTCTTTTATCATTTTCAAGCATTTTAATCCATATTTGGCCTTCAGAATCTTTATCAGATGTTCTTCTTACATCCTTAGCAGTATTTCTTATTTCTTTTATATCTGTATCAACAGTATTATTAAATGCATATTGAACATCATTACTTCTTACTGCCAACCATATATCATTACCTGACAAATAGAAATCGCCATATTTAATATTATTGTCTTTTACAACAGGCAAAGAATTACTATCCATTACTCTATTTGGAACATCTCTATGATCTAGTAAAACATATTCATCACCATAAACAATTATTCTATTAGTCTTACTATCTCTTGTAGAATTAATAATATTTGCATAGTATTTATCAAATGGATAATTATAATTTTCTTTATATCCTTCAAAATTATTATCAAGTAAAAAATTCTTGAGTTCGTCACTAGTTTTAGAAGTATGATTATTTAAACGAGCATCACTTAATTTTCTAGATTCTTCATAATCAATTGTATAATATTTATTTGTTGCTAATGACGTATTTAATACATAATCATCATAATAAAATTCAAAGTCTTTAATTTCTGTATTGGCATTAAATGTATCTAAATTATAAGTTCCAGTATGTACATAAGCAACTAATTCTGCCAATTGACTTGTTGTTAATATTTCTGATAAATCTCTACCAGTTACAGGTCTAGTGGCACCATTATTAGTTGTCTCCCAATGTAATGGTGTAATAATAGGATAATATAATCCACTATTTTTCGAATCATCTTTGTTCATTTTTTTCCATATTTGACCAGGAACATCAGAACTTTGTTTTATATTTAATGCTTCATTTTTAGTATCATTAATAGTTATTTGATGGTGCTTATCATAAACATGTTGATTTTCAGTACTTCTTACTGCCAACCATATATATATTGGCATGGGTCTATAAGCTGTACTATTATCAGCACCAAGTATATAATCAGATGTTTGTAAATTTAATTTAGATAAATTGTTATTATTATATTGTGTCGAAGTTAATGTAACAATATCATCAGTTGGACCTGTCAATAAATCACTTAAATTTTGATGATATAATTCTCTTCCAAAATTTGGTGTATCTCCTTTTGCTATTAATTTCCATTTATTACCATCAAATACACCACTGTTTTCTGTTGCTTTATAATATATATCTTCAGTACCGTTATTAGCAACATATATGTAATCTAATGATTTTATATTTAAATTATCTAAATCACTTTGAGTAAATACTAAACTAGTTCTTAAAGGTGTAGTAATATCAATGTCTGTAGGTAGAGATGCTATATCTGCAATTTGATCTCTTAACATTTGTGTTAAATCGCAATCATATAATTCTCTTCCATAATCTAATTTTTTAGTTTGATTTGTTAGTATCCATTTATATCCGAATAATGTACTTAAATTTTCGTCGTAATAATCACCATATTTTATATTATTAGGAATATCAGTATTATCGAATAATACATATGTATCACCATATTGTTTAACTAATTTACTATCCATTAATATATTTTGAGTATTAAAGTCTGTTTTAGAATTTAATATATATGAAGTATCAACAGAACCATCATTAATAATAGTATTATCTTTAAAGAAATTTGCTACATCAGTACTTACAGTATCTCCTGCTAATTTTCTAGATTCGTCATAATTAATTACCCAATAGTTACCGCCAGTACTATTTAATATATAATCATCATAATTAAATTTAAAATTTTCAGTTAATTCTGTTGAATTATTATTATAATCAGTTGAACTGAATGCTCCAGCATTAATATATCTTCGTATTTCTGCAGGCCCATTTTCTGGTAAAACATTTGATAAATCTCTTCCAACTGTAGGTCTAACAGTTGAACCTGTATCAGTCCATTTAATTGGAGTTATTTCATTATAAAAATATTTAGAATTTCTAGGATCATTTTTATTCATTTTAACCCATATTTGTCCCGGTTTAGTTTGTAATGAGTCTTTTGTTTTTATAGCATTTAATCTAATACTTCTTACTTTAGTTTGATGGTCTTTTAAATATTTATTATGTTCATCAGCACTTCTTGAAACCATCCATACAGTTCTACCTACTTTATAATAATCGCCATATTCAAATGTTATTGCATTAGTACCGTCAAATGTTGTTGGAATATCACTCGTAGTAGACTCTCCAACATTTAAAAGATATTTTTTTCCTAATTTTGTAGTATCAATAGCACCAGTTGTACTATTTGCCTCATATTGATAAGCATTTGAATGAGTCATATTATTAACAATAGAATCAACAATATGATATCTTGGGTATAATTGATGATAATAAATAAAATTTGCAGAATCTTCAGCAACATCAGTAGTATTATTTGCTTCTGTTGGTATATAATAATAATCGTAAGTATTAGATGTAGAAGTGTTATCAGTTGTTATTTTAACATAACTATAAATATTTAATTTATTAGAAGACAAGCCTATTTCTCTATTAGCGTCTATGCCATCTGTCCAAGGAAATGCTTTAGGTATAGTTGCAGGTAATGTAATTCCGGTAAAACTTCTTTTTGTCGCATCATCATAATTGTCAGCGCCAACAGAAGAATTTATTTGAGCAATGATACTTCCTACTACAGGAGTTGCACCAATAGTAGTTAAATCAATTGATTCAATTTCATATCCATATAATGGTTTATCTGTACCATATAATGTCCATTTTGTGCCAGAAGGAGCAATTGTTTTAGTAGTTAATAATTCAATTAAATCTTTAACTTTATTTTCAGAAGAACCATTCATTGCGGTTGTTAAATCACGAATATTAGATTCACCATCTAAATTATTAGTACGGTCAGTAAATAAATATCTATTCATTCTTTCATCATCTTGATCCATTTCTACCCATATTTGACCAGCAGTAGTACTAGTATCTCTATCTCTTATAGATTTTCTATGTATTTCTTTTATTCTATCACTATTTTTATCTTTTGCCTTATTTTTATTTATAGAATCAACAGCGGTTGTTCTATTTCCATATGTAGATGTATTGCCACTTTCACCTACAGAATTGAATGTTCTGCGTTGTTCAACACCTGGCAAAGACATTACATATTCTTCTATATAGTTATCGTATGAAGACATTAGTTGAATATTATCTAATATATATATATATAATTTTATTTAATAAATAAAAAAAAATGATTTTAATTTATTAAATAAATTATTATATAAAATAATGATTTATACAACAGGGTCAAATTTCTTTAAAACATATGATAATATTGAAGAATGTATTGAAATTCCAAATAGTAGTAAAAAATTTGTTAAAGAAGTTAATAAAAAAAAAATGAATTTAAGAAAAAAAGACAGTATCCATTCTCATAAAAATATGAGAAAACAAAATAAAGATTGGAAAGATTTTAATCAATCATAAAATTTTAAATAATATTTTTATGTAATAGATTCTATTTTATTTTTTTCATGACAAATAGATATTTAAATGAAGGTAGTTATGGTTGTGTAATTAAACCAGGTATAAAATGTATAAAAAAAAATTAAAAAGAATACCATATCAAAATATTTCATAGATAAAAAAGAATGGTTAAATGAATTAAAGAATAATAAAATAATAAATAAATTTTTAAAAAAAGAACATATTGTAAAATTGATAGATTATTGCTCAACAATAAAAAAAGAAAAAATATTAATTGAAAATTGTGAATTATTAAACAAAAAAACAATATATATATAATATAATATAATATAATATAATATAATATATAAATACGCTGGTATTGATTTACATAATTTAATTTCAAAAAAAATCAAATTTAAGCAAATTTTTTTAAAATTTGATAAAATTTTTGAAACAGTTAAACTATAAATCAGATAATAATTATATATATTTTGATATAAGATTGCCAAATATTGTATTAAAAAATAAAAGATTAAAATTAATAGATTATGGTTTAATGAAAAATAAAAATATAGAGAATAAGTATTTGAATAAACTTAAAAAAAACATTATATTATTTACCACCCGAATTTAATAATGATAATTTAAATTATTTATATATTAGAATAATAAAAATATTACAAAAAAATAATAGTATTATTTCTTATAATAAAAAGAAAAGAAATAACATTGATAATTAATTTTATTTTAAATAAATTAAAAAATAAAAATAAAATTCAAAAAATTGACACAAACAAAATTGATATATATATGATAGGTATTGTATTACTTGAATTATTAATAATTTTAAATATTAAAAATAATTTAGATTTATCAGATAACGAATATAATTTAATATTAAAATTTATTAAAAAGTTAATAGAACCGAATAATAAAAAAAGATATAGTATAGATAAAGCATATTCATCTTATAAAAAATTAATTATTTTTATATAAAAAAAATACCCCCTGAGAGGATTGAACTCTCAACCTTTGGCTTAGAAGGCCAACGCTCTATCCAATTGAGCTAAGGGGGCAATAAAATAAATAAAATAGTTTTCAAAAAACTATTTAACTATATTAAATTAAATATACATCTCTATTAAAATTGCTGGATGTTAATTATACAATTAACTTTATTTTATTTAGATATTATTGAAATTGCTGGATGTTAATTATACAATTAACTTTGTTTTATTTATTATTAAAATTGCTGGATGTTAATTATACAATTAACTTTATTTTATTTATTATTAAAATTGCTGGATGTTAATTATACAATTAACTTTAATTATAATTTTTTTATTATAAAAAAATAAAAAATGCTCTCAGGGAGACTCGAACTCCCAATCTTTGGCTCATAAGACCAACGCTTTAACCGATTAAGCTATGAGAGCGTGTGATGCAATTCCTTCACAACTATATATATAGTTAAATTCTTATATACTTTTAATTTAAGTTATATAAATATAAAATCATAAGTATATTTATATATATAAGGACTCTTATGCCTAGAAAAAAAAGAGTTCAAATTATTACGGAGGAAAAAAAACAAAAAAAAAATATAATGAACACTATGATAACTGATAATAACAAAGATCATATAATATTACAACTACCCATTAATAAAAATAATATTAATAATATAACAAATGTTGATATTAATACTATAGACCCTATACCATATGACGATAAAGAATGTTATTTTTATTCTGATAATAAAATTATAGACATGTCATTTGATAATTTACATAGAAATAAACATGATGATAATATTATAGATTCTAATAATAATGAAACAGTTAATAAAGTAAATAAAAATATTGAAAATAAAAGTTGTTGTTTTTGGTGTATTCATCAAATAGAATATATGTCATATGGAATGCCAATGTCTCATGATTTTCATACAAATACTTATTCATGTCACGGGTCCTTTTGCTCTTTAGAATGTGCTAATGCATATAATTTTTCTATAAATTCTGGTTCTGATAAAGTTTGGGAAATAAATAGTCTTATTCAAATGATGGCAAAATTATATAATTTAAAAATACCAGTTAGACCAGCCCCATCAAGATATTTATTAAATATATTTAATGGTGGTACAATGTCAATCGAAGAATATAGAGAATTGCATAAAACAACTGATACATCATATGTTTTAAATTTACCACCAATGGTAAGTATAATATCCAGTTATGAAAAAATTAACACATCATACATTAAATCATTAACAGAAAATATTAAGAAAAATGATATAACACAACATTTGTCACTTAAAGAAGGAACTAAAAATATTAATATATTTAAAAAATAAAAATTGATTTTTTATTTTTTAAATATATTAATTCAAATGAAAGTATATTTTACAGACTACAAAGTTTCAACAATTACTTGTAATGCTAATATTGGTAATGATATTGATATTGATTTATCAATATTATATGAACACATAACTCCAAGTGAAGAAAATAATAATATTATATGGATACAAAATTTAAGAGATAATTCTCAATTTACGAAAGGAACATATCCAAAAAAAATTAGAAAATCAAAAAAGAAAAATAAAAAAAAAAATAGATTTGATAATCAAATAACAATTATATTTAAAATTGATATTAACTATATGCCAAATATTAAAATATTCAAAAATGGTAATATACAACTTACTGGAATTAAAAAAACAAATGATACAGAATATATAACATATCACATTATCAACAAAATCAAAGATATTTATAATAATATTGATAAAAATATTGACAAAAATAATAATAATGATTTCATTAGTTCTTTAGAATATTCAAACTTTAAAATTAGAATGATTAATACAGATTTTAAAACATATACAGATGATAAATTAAAAAATAAATTTATAATTAGAAGAAAAGAACTACATAATATTTTGATAAGTAAAAAATATAATAATAAAAGTAGTTTTCAACCAGGAATATATCAAGGTGTAAAATTGGAATATTATTATAATAAAAATAATGATGGTAAATGTATTTGTGAGTTTCATTCATTTAATAAAAAAAATATTAGTACGGATTGTAAAAAAGTAACTGTTGCTATATTTGAAAGCGGGAGTGTATTAATTACTGGTGGAATTACATTTGAACAAGTTCAAAAAGCATATGAATATATTACATCTATTATCAGTGATAATGCAGAAACTATTTATAAACCGGAATTAAATATTATAACATAGTACATTATATTTTTCGGGATTTATAAAATTATATTTTAAAGGTTTTGGATTATTACCAGGTCTATAAGAACTTGGAATATGATTTTTTGCATAAAATTGTTCCGCATATTTTTCAGCAGTTGGTTCTACATATGCGAACATTTTTTCAGAATTTATTTCATTATCTATGAAACTATAACTACTCATTTGTATAAATTTATTTCGATTTATCTAATTAATTAAATTATTTTATTTTTAGTTATATTCTTTATACATATCATTTCCTACTTTTTTTGAAGCATCTTCAAAAGTCATTGTATTATTAATTATTTTTTCTCTTAAATCTAGCATATAATATAATGTATCCATATTAATATCCTTTTTTAATGACATATCAGACAAAAAAGGATATCTTTCAATGAAAAATTTATAATTTGTTTCAAAATCCTTCTTATCATCATCTCCTATATTATCAATATTTTCTATATTATATTTTTCTCTTATTTCTTTTATTATTTCTAAAAGTCTAGTATTTGTATATCCATCTTTTACAAAATCAACATTTTCCTTATCTCTTTTATTTTTCATTTTAATATAAAATATTATTTTATTTTTTTTATATAATTTCAATCCAATTTTCTGGAAATAAATCTTTTAATTCTTTGTCTTTATTTGCCGGTCCAAACCATTTTTTTGGATATAAGATATGCTTTGAATTTGAAAAATATGCACCAAACCATGAAAATGTACTATTTGCTATTATAATATTATCACAATTTGATATTAAAAGCATTTGTTCATAATTTGTGATATCATTTGATATTTTTATAAAATCACATTTATTATTATTACTTTTCAAATTCATTATATATTTATTCACTATATCATCATCACACTTTTGACAAAAATATAATATTTGATATTCATTTGTATTATAATTTATTAATTCATCTATCTTTTTTAATGCTTTATTATAATAATCAATACTCAATATTGGGTGAAAATTTTGTAAATTATAATAATCACCGATTCTAAAATGAATCCCTATTGTCTTTTTAGTAAAATATTCATTATATTTATTTCGAATATTATTCTTTTTTATTTCAATATTCAATAAATTATTAATTTTATCATAATGTTTTTTAAAATATTTATCACTTTGAAAAAATCCATTTATATATATATCTTTTTCTTTATTAAAAATAATCTCATCATAATGAAATTTTTTTTCATTATATAAATTATTATTATCTTCTAATATTTTTTCATTTGATATATTTTTTTTATTATTTAATTCTGATAAAAAATTATCAAAATAAGTTATATTATCACCAAAAATGGTATTATTATTATTTTTTATACATATTCTATAATCTAAATTGTGTTCTAATGATAAACTAATACCGTTAAATATTTGAAATAATTGATTTCCTAACTGTGCTCTTAATACTATATATATCATTAAATCTATATAAATATATATTGTTTAAATAATAATTATGAAACATATTTGGATTAATATTGATAAAAATGAAAAGAGAAAAGCATTTATGTACAAACAATTCAATGAAAATAATATTCAAAATATAAGAGTATCTGCAATAACACCTTTAATGTTTGATAAAGTTTTACACAATAATCATACTAGACCATTAACATGTAAGCATCCTGGTTGTATTACTTGCGATTATGAATTTGCATGTTTATGTAGTCATATTAAAGCAATGCAAGAATGTTTAAAATATGACGACGAATATTTTGTTATTATGGAAGATGATATTTCTCTACCATTTTTAATTGATTATAATAAATTAATAAATTCAACAGAAAAAAAATTTGATATACTTCAATTATTAATATTATATAATAATACTATTGAAAGTCTAAATAATGTTTTTAAAGAAAAAAATATTTTATTTATTAAATGGCAATATCTATTACCATCAACAGGAATGTATATTATTTCTAGAAAATCTGCAGAAAAATTAGTTACTATGTATTTTAATGAAAATAAATACGATTTTAGTAAATTTGATGGTCAAATTGTTGCAGATGTATTATTATATAAATCTGTTAATACAATATGTTCTACTATTCCATATTGCTATCCCAATATTGATATGGGTAGTGAAATTCATCCAGACCATCTTATAGCGCATCAAAAAGCAGTAGATAGTATTAAAAAAGTAATTAATGAACATAATAAATATCCATTTGTCTTAAAGAGAATTATTTAACTCCAATATCATCAGTCTTTTGCAATCCATATGTTTCATCAAAAAAATATATAGCTATTAATTCTTTTCTTTTTGTGCGTAATTTTTTACATACTTCTAAAGATGTAGAAGTATCTTTTAACCAATTATTAAATAAATCATTATAATAATCTGGGCATTCGGCCATATGCGGGTATGAATTAACATCAGAACATGCCAACATAACTGCTTCTTCGGCCAAACCAATTATATGTGAGAAATGTTTTGTTATACAATCTCTACATCTTTTATTTTTATTCGCCAAATGTTCTTCTAATAATATAGATTGTTTAATAATTTGATGCATATTATATTTGGGATCACTTACTGGATCTATTGAATCACAACCGCTTTTTGTACAAGATTCGCCGTTGTCTTTTTCTTTAAATTCATTGTTATCTTCAATTGATAAACTATTATAGAATTCTTCGTTATTTAACATACCGTTATTTTTTTTACTATCAATATATCTATAATATATTAGTACAATAAATATAGTAATTATTAATATCAATATTAATATATATTCATTTTCCATTATCTTTTAATATAATATCTCTATATAAATATAACAATATAATAATATACCACTTAAAAAAGTTTTTTTTATCCTATTTTATTAGGAAATAGAAATAATATGTTGGGAGGTAGTGCTTGTAGTAAAGTAGGTGGTAAAAAAGTTGTACCTAAAAAAACTGGTGAAGATGCTTGCGGTAGAGTAAATGGTGGTGCTAAAAAAAAAGTTGCCAAAAAAGAGGCCAAAAAAGGTGCCAAAAAAGGTCCCAAAAGAAGAGGAGGTGGTTTATGTATAGGTAATTTACATCCGTTTGGTGACTCTAATGATTCAGATTCTGGAGCAGGAGGAGCGACAGCACCAGCACCGGCGCCAGTACCAGCACCAGCACCAGCACCAACTATGAGTATGGATGCCATTACTGGAGGTGCTAAAAAAAGAAAATCTGAAAAAACTGGAAAATCAAGAAAAGCCGGGCCATATGCTAAATTTGTCAAAAAACATTTCGCGTCTGTACAAAAGAAAAATCCAAAATTTAAAGCAACCGATTGCATTAAAGAATTAGCGAAAATGTGGAAAGCGCAAAAAAAATAGATATAAAATTATTTAAAAAAAAATGATATTTTTATTTTTATAGAATCATTTAATTTATAATGAATGAGGAAAGATTTAATAATTTAGATAGTATTGTTCAAAATGTTATTTTAAACTTTACAAATAGAGCAGAAATAGGTTTTGAAAAATATAAAAAAAATATGGATAGAAATGATTTAACAATTGTTCAATGGATTGATCATTCTATTGAAGAAAAAATGGATGATATTATCTATATGCAAAAAATTAAATCCGAATTACTTAAACATAATATCTCAAATATTAAATCCTAAATTAGTAAGTATTCTTTCAACTGAACTATATTTTTCTATTAAATTATCTATTTTTTGATTTAAATTATTAATATTTTCTATATGCATATTTGAAAATATTATATCATCGTGATATTGACTCAAAATATTTTGTATATCATATATATTATTATTTAATGTAGTTGTTTCGTTTGTAAAATATTTTGATAATTTAATATAATTTTCATTTAATGTTAATGATTTATAAGTATCATTAATATTGGAATTTAATTTAGATGAATTGTATTGTTCGTTATATTGATTAAATAAATCATTATCAACATTAATATCAATATCTTTTGTTATTACATTACCATTTATTATTAAATTTTCATTATATATATTATCAATAATATATTTATTTTTTTCTCCTTGATAAATATTATCTAGAGATAAATTTTCTATCTTATTATTTATAATGTTATTTGTATCAATTATATAATTTGATAAATTTGTATTATTTATTATTCTACTATTTTCAATATTCAATATATAATTTGACATTGCTTCATCAACACCTTTTGCTATTCTATTATTTAAATAATCACTATCCGCTATATTATGATTTATTAATTCATTATTATATAAGTTACTATAAATAGTACTCATATTATTATCAATACTTATATCAATATCTTTCGATATTATATTACCATTTACAATTAAATCATCATTATAGATATTTTTAACTATAAATTTATTTGTATCACCTTGTATTACATTATCTAATGATATTGTCTTTATTTTTGTATCTACAGTTTCATTTATTGTTATCAACCAATTTGATAAATTATTATCTATTATACTTACAATTCTATTTTCTAAATATTCATTATCTCCAGATATTATATTTGATAATCCTTTATTATATTCGTTATTGTAATATTCTTGTAAATCTTGTTGAATATTTACATCGATATCTTTTGTAATTATATTTCCATTTATAACTAAATTCTCATTATATATATTACTAATTATAAATTTATTTATATTTCCTTGCTGTATATCATCTAATGTTAAATTATTTATTTTATCATTTAATAATTTATTAATATCGTTTACATATTTTTCTGTAGAATCATTTATCAAAGTATCTATTTTTATTTCCAAATTTGAATTATTTCCAATTGTTGGTTCGTCAATAATAATATTTCTTAATATATTTGATATATTACCATATGTATCCCGTTCATCTTGAAATGGATTAATAAATATATTACTATAATATAAATCTGTATAATAATCTGTATCAAATTCGAGCAAATCTATACTTTTTGCTTTTAAATTTCCTAATATAATTAAATCATCGTTATAAATATTATTAATTATATATTTATTACTTGTCCCTTGTTCTACTCTGTCTAGTTGATGTAATCCCATTACATGTTTAATATTATTGACATTATCTAAGATATCAGTAAATTGCACATTTGATAATAATAAATTGGAATTTTTATAAAAATCGTAAAGTCTTTCTTCTGTATAAAATAAATTAGAACCTTCATTTAATTCAGATGTCGTTTTATCATTTAAATTAATATTTGTAATTTTTTCACCATTACCGATAAATTCTGTACATCTTATTTCTCCGTCAATATCAATATTTTTTTCTATATTAATTTTATTTCCTATAAATCCATCCTTATTAATTATTAATATGTCTTCATAATTATTTGATATTTTTAAAACATCTCCTTCATCCATTTGTTGAATATGTATAGAATCATTTATACCATAATTGATTATATTAATACAATCTGAATTATATATTGATTCGTTTATAATTGTTGCATTATTACTTAATATGGTATTGTGTGATTTTAATGTCCCTTCTATTTCTAAATCGTCGTCGTGTTTATTACTATTAATATATTTATTATATAAACCTTGATTTATTTTATCTAAACTAATATTTACAATATTAATATCAAGTAAATTAGATATATTTAAATTAGAATTAAAAATATCTGTTAAATTTTCTTCTAATATTGTTATTCTATTTATATTATTATCTATTATTTCATTTATTATATTTGAATTATTATTTAATCTTATTATATTAGAATCGTTATCTATACTTGTTATAAAATCAATATTATCTATTTTATCAATTAGTATATTACTCGTTTCATTAATTTTATTACTTAATTGTGTTATTAATATATCATCTATATTTGCAATTAAATCTAGATTATTTATATAATTTACTAAATTATTAGATGTTATATTTATTTTTGTTTCAAAAATATTTGATACTTCATTATCTATATTTAATATGATATCATAACTATTTATATAATCAATTAATTCATTTGATGTTATCATAACTTTATTTAAAAGAATATTTGATACTTCATTGTCAATATTTGCAATTAAATCATAATTACTTATATAATCTATTACATAATTTGATATTAAATCTATTTTATTATTTAAAAAATTTGAATTTTCAAATAATTCTATTATATTATTAGAATTTTCTATTATTATTTCATTTGTATTAATGAATTCTATTATCGTATTAGAATTATCATTAATTTTTGTATCTAAACTATCAACAATATTAGATAATTCGATTTTATTATTATTAATTATTATTTCATTACTATTAATAAAATCTATTATCATATTCGAATTATCATTAGTTTTAATATTTAAATTATCAACAATATTAGATAATTCAATTATATTATTTGAATTATTAATTATTATTTCATTACTATTAATAAAATCTATTATGAGGTTCGAATTATCATTAATTTTAATATCTAAATTATCAACAATATCAAATAATTCAATTATATTATTTGAATTATTAATTATTACATCATATTCATTAATATAATTTATTAAACTATTTGAAGATAAATCAATTTTATCTTGAATATTATTTAAAATGCTAATATCAATATTTCCAATTATATCATAATTATTAATATATGTTATAATATTATTGGAAGATTCATATATTTTTTGTGTTAATTCATTTGATATAGCATCTTCTATATTTAGAATTATTTCATAATTATTAATATAATCTATTAAACTATTTGAAGTTATAGAAATATTATTTTCAATTAAGTTTGAAATATTATTAATACCATTTATAATTTCATTACTATTATTTGATAATACATTATTTATATTATTACTTGTTAATATTATATTATTAGAATTTTCATCTATTTTAAGATTAAGAATATTTGATGCGTTGTATAATTCAATTATATGAATATTATTATCAATATTGCTTAAAAAATCTAAATTATTAATAATATTTATTATATCATTTGATGTATTATATATATTACTATTTAAATAATTTGATATATTATTTATTAATATATTTTCGTTATTAAGTTTAATAATAAGTTCATTAGATGTTTCATTTATTTCATTTGTTAACAAATTTGAAACTTCATTATCTATATTTATAATAAAATCATAATTTTCAATATAATCTATTATATAATTTGAAGTAATATCCATTTTGTTATCAAGCAAATCATATCTTTCATATAAACTTAATATATTACAATCATTATCAATATTTGTATTAAATTGCACATTGTTTATATAATCAATCAAACCATTAGAATTATTTTCTATCTCTTCTTCCAATCTGTTTATTATTGTATCATCAATATTAACAATTAAATCATAATTATTCACATAATTTATTAAATTATTTGAAGCATTTATTAAGCTTACTATTACATCATTTACTCTTGTATTTATTAATATTTGATTATATTCATTAATATCATTTATTTTATATTCAAGATTATCAATTTCATCTATAAATAAATTTGAATTATTTATAATATTATCAGTCAATATATTTGATGATATTTGTAAATTATTTATATCATCAAATATATTATTAAAATATTCATTATTACAAGTATTAATATTATTAATATAATTTATAATTTCATTTGATGTTATATTAATATTACTAAACACTATATTTGAAACAATATTATCAATATTCAATTCAAAATTATAATTATTGATATAATCAATTAAAGAATTTGAAGATATATTTATTTTATTTAATAATTGATCTGTGGATTCATATAAATTTAATATATTTAAATTATTATTTATATCAACATCGAAATTATGGATATAATCTATTAAATTATTTGAAGTAATTGAAATTTGATCTTGAATCTGTGTTATAACAATATTATCAATATTTGCTATAAATTCATAATTATTCATATAATCTATTAAATTGTTTGAAGTATCAATTATTTTATTTGTTAATTCGTTCGATAATATTATTCCTCCGGCATTTATATTATTATTACTCACAAAGTCAATTAAACTATTCGAAGTTATTTCAATATCATTATTAAATTTATTTATAACATCAATTATATCTTTACTAATTATGTTACTATTATCGCTAATTATTAATTCTAAATTTTCTATATTTGATATCAAATTATTTGATAATAATTCTATCTTATCATTGAGAATATTAGATGCTTCGTATAAATAAATAATATTACTATCGTCATGTAAATCTTCTAATAAATCTAAACTATTAATATATTCAACTATATTATTTGAACTTAATAGTATTTTATTATCAAGTTGTTGTACTAATAAACTATCAATATTTCCAACTAAATCATAATTATTTACAAAACTTATTATATTATTTGAAGTGTCATTGATTTTTGTATTTAAAGTATTTATGATTTCATCATCCAAATTATTAATCAAATCAATATTATTAACATAATCTATTAAACTATTTGATGTATTATTTATTTTATTATTTAAATAATTACTACCCGATTGCAAATTAATAATTTCATTACTATTTTTAATTATTTTATCAAATGTATTTATATAATTAATAATATTATTACTATTTGATATTAATTTATGATCAAAAATATTTGAATTTTCATTTATTATATTAACGGTTAGTTCTTTTTCTTCTAATATTCTTTCTATTATTATGTTCGATGTTATATCAATTTTATTTGATAAATTATTGGAATCAATTACTCGATTATCATCTATATTATTTAAATTTGTACTTATTATATTACTTAAATTATTAATGTTTGATGTTAAATTATTTGAACTTTCATTTATTCTTTCATTTAATTCTATTGTTATTAAATCATTAATATTTGCAACTAAATCTAAATCATTAATATAATTTATTATATTATTTGAATTATCTACTAATTTATTATCTAATAAATCATATCTTTCATATAAATTTAATATATTTACATTACAATCTATATTGTGTTCATAATTATGTATATAATTTATTAAACTATTAGATGTATTATTAATTTCATCAATAATCGTATCATTTAGATTTATATTTATTTCATATTCATTTATATATTCGATTAAATTATTTGATAAATTTAAAATATTTTCATTTAAATTATTTGATGAAATTTTATCTAAAATATTTATTGAAGTAATATTACTTACATTAATTATATGTTCAAATAAACTATCAGTATTTGAACTTATTGAATTTTCAAAATAATTTGATATATTTTCAATATTATTTTCAATTAAATTTGTATTACTTGTTATTAATTCGCTATAATAATTACTACTATATAATATATTATTTGAATTATCTTTTATTTTACTTTCTAAATTAATTAGCGATGAATATAAATTATTTATATTACTATCATTATCTGTATCTGCTGTTAATTCTAAATTATTTATATATTCTATTATATTATTTGAAGTATTTGATATTATATCTTCAATATCATTTATTATAATACTATTAATATTTCCAACAATATCGTAACTATTTATATAACTTATTAGGTTATCATTTGTATCTTGTATTTTTTTATTCAAATTAGAATTAAAATAATTTATTAATTCATTTGAATTAATTATGATTTTCTCATCAATCCCATCCAATATTTCATTATTAATATTTAATACAAAATCATATTCATTTACATAATTAATTAAATTATTAGATACATTATTTATATTAATTAGTAATTTATTTGAAGTATCATTTAAATCGTTTGATATATCTATATTATTAATATAATCTACTAAATTATTTGATGTATTATCTAAATCATTTATTAAATCAGACTGAACCCCATTTATTTTATTTAATAAATAATCATTTTGATTTATTAAAATATTATTACTTAATTGCAATTCATTTATAATGTTATTTGATGTTATTAGAATTTCACTTATTAAAAAATTTGAAGTTGTATCCAATTCGCTGATATTTACATTATTTTCAATATCTAAATCTTTTATAAATAATACTATTTCATTTGATGTATCATTTATTGCATTATTTAATTCGGTTGCTAATAAACTATCAATATTTCCAACTAAATCATAACTATTTATAAATTCTACTACTAAATTATTAACAAATTGCAAATCTATATTTGAAGATACATCTATTTCATTTGCATAATTTATTAAATTATTAGATGCTATATTAATATTTTCAATTAAATTATTTGATAAATTATCATTTGCAAAATTATAACTGGTTATATAATTTATTAAATTATTTGATAAACTTTCTATATTATTATCAATTTTACCATCTGTTATTTGAAATGATTCAAATAAATTATCTGTCGTATTATTTATAACATCTCTTATATCATTTACATAATTTATTAATATATTCGAATTTTGTTTAATAAAGTAGTCATTTCTGTATATATCTGTTATTAAAGAACTATAAATTGATGATATAGTTGATTCTAAATTATCTTCTATATCACTTATATGTTCTATTAAATCATTTGATGTATTTTTAATTTCATTATTTAATTGTGTCACTACAACACTTTCAATATTAGCTTCTAAATCTAAATTATTTATATATGCTACTAAATAATTTGATGTATTTATACTATCTTCATTTATATATTCTATTAAATTATTTGAATTGTCTTCTAATATAATATTTAAATCTATATTACAACTTTTCAAATATAATATATCATTACTATTATTATTTATCAGTAATTCTAATCTATTTGATACTATATCTAATTCGTCTGATATATCAATATTATTTACATAATTTATTAATTCATTTGATGTTATTATTATTTCTTCATTTATGTCATTGAAATTTAACAAAATTTTATTATTTGTATAATTTATTAGACTATTTGATGTCTCTCGAATATCATGTAAATTACTTGTCTCATCTATAAAATTTATATAATTTATTAGACTATTTGATGATTCTACTATTTTTTTGTTTAGTAAATTTGATGCTTCATATAAGTTTTGTATATTACTTATATTATCTTGATTTGTTATATAATCAAATAAATTTGTATAATTAATTAAATTATTTGACGATTCTATTATTTTTTGATTTAATAAATTCGATGCTTCATATAATGTTTCTATATTACTATTATTGTCTTGATTTGTTAATATATCATATAAATTAATATAAGTTATTAATTTATTAGATGTATTATCTATTTTTTCATTTAATTCATTTGATGTATTACTTA